AGAAGAGGGCCAAGCCGACTCCGCCACCGGTTGTCGAGGAAGACGAAGACGACGAGGAGGAGGCTCCACCGCCTCCTCCCAAGAAGAGGGCCAAGCCGACTCCGCCACCGGTTGTCGAGGAAGACGAGGAGGAGGCTCCACCGCCTCCTCCCAAGAAGAGGGCCAAGCCGGCCGCGGAGGATGACGATATCGGGGCCATGGTAGACAAGCTGCTCGGTCTCTGAGCGGAAAGGGGGGAGGGTAGTACCCTCCCCCGTCTCCCATGAACCTAGTCGAGTTCCTACGGGCAGTCACGCCGTCGGGGGCGAAACTTGTCGCTGCCCGAAAGGTACAACGGGTGGACCAAAACGGCCGCCCGTACTCTACCTTTGCCCACACGGTTGTAGACACTCACGAAGACCTCGCTGCTGTGCTGCAGAAAATCGCAGCCAACGGGGAGGACGCCTATTTCGCCCTCGCTGGGTTCCGGCAGGGGTTCTACAAGAACACCAAAGGCAAAACAGTAGTTCGCGTCAGGGACAACGTCAGCGCCCTGAAGGCGTTCTGGATGGACATCGACTACAAGGATGGCTACGGTTCGCCCGGTGCCGCCCTGAAGGCTATACGCGCGTTCTGTGACGCGTCTGGCGTGCCCCCGCCGACCATTGTCGTGGCCAGCGGCAACGGGTTGCACGTGTACTGGCCGCTATCCCAGCCCGTGTTGGTCGCCGAGTGGCAGCCGCGGGCAACCCGGCTCAAAAATCTTGCAGCGCAACACGGCCTACGGGCGGACGGGGTCTGCACTGCTGACAGCTGTCGGGTACTTCGGCCACCGTTCACCACGAACTTCAAGGATCCCACGGCCCCGAAGCCTGTCAGGCTTCTGAGTGGGAATGGGGTAACGCGAACTGCCGAACAGGTGGTTCCGTCTGCTACTACCCCATTTGGGCCTGCGGTACTCGGTGACCTCCCCTCGTATGTGCGGCCGGGGGCTGCCGACGCAGACGAGTACACCGGGGGCACCGGTACCGCAGCGCCCAAGGGCGTCATGGTTAACATCATCGCGCAATGCGCGGTGATGCAGGAGATCGTCGAGACCAAGGGAGCACACCAGAGAGAGCCCGAGTGGTCGGCCACCTTGCAGTTGCTGAAGCACTGTGAGGATGGTGAGAACTGGGTGCACAAAGTATCTGAGGGGCACCCTGACTACGAGTACGAGGCAACGGAGCAAAAGTGGCAAAGCAAGTTGGAGAACACGTCTGGCCCCACTTTGTGCGAAACCTTCCAGCAGTGGCACTCAGCGAAGTGCATTACGTGCCCATTCTACGGGAAAATCAAGTCGCCGGTTCAGCTTGAAAGCGTGACGCCCAACAGCCCGGCGGCCAAAGCTGGCGTAGTACTGACTACGTGGCGCCCCGGAGCCGACGGCCGGTCGATGGAGATGAAGGTCTACAACAAGGAGACCAAAGAGTACTCGTGGCAGAAGGTATTGTCCTACATGATCGACGACGTCAAGGTAGTCTGCGTCGCCGGCAAGCTCAGCCACGGGCTCGAGTTCCGCGCTCACTTGGGTAACAATTCCAGCAAGCAGGTGTCGCTACCATCCTCAACCCTCGGCAACACGATGAAGCTGCGCGAGGAGATGTTCAGGGTAGGAGTTCCAATCGACGAACAGGAAACGAAGGCATTCGTTAAACTCATGAGTACGTGGCTGAAAAAAATGCAGCAGGCCCGGCAGGTCGAGACGCTCTCAGAGCAACTCGGCTGGCTCACGGACGAAAACAACCAGATATCTGGCTTCGGCTGTGCCAACATCACGCTCAACCGTGACGGCACGGAAAAAACGGGGGTAAGGCCGACCAAGGACTTCGAGGTTTTGACTCGGCACTACACGCCGATTGGCGACCCGAAGGACTGGCGTGCCGTTGCTGACATGCTTTTGAAAGACGGTTCCCCTACCGCCACGATCATGTTGGCAAGTGCATTCGCGACGCCATTGCTCAGGTTTGCCGGGCTGCAGGGATCGATTCTTTCGTTTGTGTCAGCACAGTCCGGCGCCGGCAAGACCACGGCGATGCGGGCGGCTCAAGCCGTCTGGGGGTCGCCTACCAAGGCGGTGAACTCGGTCGACGATACGGTGCTGTCGGTCGCCAAGAAGGTCGGCTTCATTCAGAATCTGCCGGCCTACTGGGATGAGGTCCGCGGCGAGAAGACGATCGAGAGCTTCAAAAAGCTGGCTTTCCAGATCACGCAGGGCAAAGAGAAGTCCCGGCTAGACTCGTCTTCGTCGCTGCGTGAGGTCTACGATTGGCAGACGATGGTGGTGGTCGCCAGCAACGACTCAATCTTCGACGCCATGGCCACGGTCGGTTCCGGCTCAGACGCCGGCGTGCTCCGCACGTTTGAAGTCACGGCCGACGCTTTGGAGTGCCCGGTCGAGGTCAGTCAACAGGTGCAGCGGGCAGTGGCTGCACTCAACCAGAGCTACGGCTGGGCTGGGGTTGAGTACGCTCGCTACCTCGTCACGCATCTTGAGCATGTAGAGCAGCTGGTTGAGGCGATGCAGGTCAAAGTATCCAAGGACACCAACGCCCTGCCAGTTGAGCGTTTTTGGGTTGGCACGATGGCGGTGCTGCTGGCGGGGGCGCAGCTGGCCAACGAGGCCGGTGTATGCAAGTTCGACGTTCCAAGGTTGTACAAGCAGTTGCGTGCAGTGCTGACGAGCATGCGGCAACGGTGGGCCTCCGCAGCCGCAAGTTTCAGCCCGGAGGAAATCATCGCGTCGTTCTTGACGTTCTATCAGTCAGAAGTGCTGGTCACCGACAAGTATCGGGGTCGCGGAAAGAGCGAGAACCCACGCATCGTCCGGCCACCTAACAACCCGTCGGACAAAATTACCGTTCACCGCTCGGTTGAAGATAACCTTGTCAGGTTCCCGATCAAGCTGTTCAACGACTACGCTGAGCGGCAGTTTCGCACGTCGGCTCGAATCATCATTGCTGACATGAGGCGCAAAAAGCTGCACGCTAAGACGGTTCGCGGGGTACTTGGTGCTGGTACATCGTACGCGCTTCCGCAGATGGGGCTTGTAGAGGTAGAATACACCTCAGACGTCGACGACGCCGATCAGCTAACGGAGTAGCAGACGTGCTATGAACTGGTACCTGTTCCAGATCCACCGCGACGGAAAGACCTACCAAGTCGAAATTTCGGCTGAGTCACAGATGGAGGCTGAGGAAATTATCAGCCCCATTCCCTATGCAATGTTCGTGGCGGAGGGAGTCCCCCGGCCCGACGGTACGGGGGTGAGTTACCTAGTGCAAATGCCTGAACGACTCCAGTAATCAGATCGGTTTGTTGTTCTTGTTGCGCTTGTACGACCGGTTCGTGTAGCGGTCGACGATACGCAGGTTGCTCTTGGCATTGGTGCCGCCGTTGCTCAGAGCCTTTTTGTGGTCGACTTCTTTCCCGTCACCCTTCCTGACCTTACCCTCACGCTCGGCTTCACGGCGCGCAGCGTTGCGCATGGCGCGCTGCTTCTTTGCCTCTTCTGTGCCATGATACTTATCGTAGTACGCTTTGGTGCTCTCACGTGTCGGCTTCTTCACGTTTCGTGTCCTCGATGGTGTAGTGGTGTGGGTTCCTGTCACTGTGAAGCTGTTTCAGGCTCTCAATGGCAGGCATGAGTGAGTCGATAGCAATGCGGTAATCCGCAACCGGCGGCCTGTCATCTGTCAGCTTACTGCATTCTCTGGCGTCCAACAGGATGCCGGCGCAGGCGATGATGCTGGCAAGATGAGGAACGTTTGTCTCGGGGTCGGCCCATTCGCCGTTCTGAAACTTGTGCAGATGTCGATGCATGGCGTCGATGTAGATTGATGCCCGCACCCCCGCAATTCGCCAATTGTACTTGCCGTATTTCAGTGCACCTTCGAGAAATGCCAGCGAGGCGTAGGTCATCACAGATGACGGTACGAGGTGCATCGGCAGCTTGGTCGCGCCGATGGCGTCCTTGGGATTGGTGTCTTTTGGTTTCAGAGGATCGTTCATCCAGCAAATCTCCTGACCCAGCGCACTACGGCTTTGTGCAGGTTCGCGTTGAAGAAGCGCCGCCAGATATACCCACGAATCACACTGACAACGGTAAAGATGCTGGTGATGCCAAGGTTGGAAGCGATGGTAACTTCGTAGCCAAACAACGGCCCCACCATCTGCCATACTAGCACACTTAACACGAACCCGGAAGCTACGTTCAGTAGCTGCTCAATCAAGCTGACGAGTTTCGTTTGGCCCATGCTCTGAGGTCCTCTGGTAGAAACTTTGACGAAACCCTCACCTTGTACTTCTTGGCAAGACTACGGAAGCCGGCTTCCGGCATGAGGCGGTACTTCTCCAACATGTGCATATAGACACCCACAAATTGAGGCCTGTGTGCCTCTATATGTAATGGGTCGAATTGGTCGACTATCCAATGAGCTAACTCATGTAGCAAGGTAGGGGTGTTGGCTCCATGGTATCCTCGGTTCAGGACGATCTTTTTGTGATCAGTCCAACCGAACACAGTCTTGTCAGGACGATTCGTGATTACCAACCTCGGCACGGGGACGCCGTAGTACTTGCAAGCATGCTCAACTATGCCTATCAGGTCGGCCCGCTTGGCGGAGTGGTGTACGCACATCCCGATAATCTCCCGCTCCATGGCGTACACGCGCTCGCGTTGGGGATCGTATTGTGGCCCCGGCTTGGGGCGTTTTCCCGGGTGTGTAATGAGCTTGGAGATCACGTCCACGTCTTGCCATCAATGATGTTGATGAGCGTTCGCTTGCCATTGGCGTAGATGACGGCGTGCGTGTTAAGCCAGCTGCTTGGTCCCTGCGTGTAGGACAGCTTCAGATATGTGCTCGTGCCTACTCTGTAGTGCCCGCCCTCGATGGCAGGGCTGTGACTGTGACCGGAAATTACGCGGACGCCAATTTTGGACAGGTTGTTCACCGAGCCCCTTGCGCCATCCGGGCCGCGATGCCCGTGGAAGCCGCATTCTATACCTCCAATGAGGCAAGACTCGTCTGGCTTCAGGCAATGGATATCGTCACCCTCTCTCAGCTGCGACTCCAGCCACAAGGCGAACGGGTCTGGGTAGCTGGCTCCGCCCTCGGCTACTTTTGCCCGCTCGGCAAGGGCGGTGGCTGTCTTCAGGTAGAAGATGGCGTTGGTGGGGTCTTTCCGCCAGTCCGAGTCCACCAGCCACCGACGGAAGAAGTCGTCATGGTTGGAAGCGACGACGTAAGCCCTGCGCCCCGCCGACTTTTCGCGGATGAAACGCACTGCCTCCGCCACCTCTCGGGCAAAATCAGCGCTTCCATTTTTGTGCCTGGCGACTGCTGCAAACGGATCATGGCGTTCGTGTGGGTTGACCGCAAAGCCGTCCAGCACATCGTGCCAGACGAGAGCTTGAGGGTTCAACCTGTCGACGATCCCGCCGGGACCGAACGTAGCCTTGACTACCTTTGGATCAATGAATCTGACATGTGTGTCACCCATCACCAGTCCTAAGGCCGGAGGAGCAGGGCGGGCCGTGCCGTCTGGCAAATACTCAGTATCCAGGTCGATGAACGAGCCATCGTCCATGGCGTTGATTTGCCGAAGGTGAAATCGTGGACCATCTAACTCGACGACGCAGGCCCCGAACACATGGTGAAACTCACCCTTCTTGCCCGCCTTGCTGTCAGTGTAGTTCTGGACAGTCACCGCACCAGTCGTGGTCATGATCTTAGGCAGGGCACCGTGAGGCGTTGCAATTGTCCGCAAAGCTATCTTTGAATGGCCGAGGATGCCTGATTCGCCGTGGGTAATGCCTTCGAACCCGGATAGCGGATGCTGAGCAGTGGGGACGGTCTTGATGTCCCCAAGCAGGATAAGGTGCTTGCTCAGGCGTTTTCGCTGATTGTGCAGGTACGGCGTGATGGCTGGATCCCACACTTCAGCGTTTTGCTGCGATTCGCTCCACCGGGAAGTAGGGTTTTTATAACGAGTCGGTATGACTACGAGGTCGGCACCCCAAACCGAACAGTAACCCTTCAGTGCTTCTAGGAACCCCGCATGGACTGGAGTGGCGTTCTGAGCCGACGTCACTACGAGCCGGCGGCTGGTCAGGTTTCGTTTGAACTGTGGCCGACCGACGCGCTTGTTTGTCCCATTCTGCTTCGCCACGTACCCATCTTTTGGTGTAGTCGTGCTGTAGCAGTATAAGTCTTCGCCGCCACTTTTTGTCCTACACCCCCACCTCACTCGACCAGAAGGAGTACGGGCTAGGCGGATCATTTTGCGCCCACAACGTGGGCACGAGGGGCGGTCGCTATCTGAGGAAGACTGCTTCGCGCGCGAAGACTGCTGCTTGTCGGTCATTCAGGTTCGCTCCATAGGTTTGCGTGCGCACCTCACGTTCACGCTTGTTTCGCAAAGATTGAAGCAGACCAGTGATGCTTATCGGGGCGTCTGGGTACATTTTATTGTGTCGAACAGCTTCGCCAATGAGTCTACCGCGTTCGGACGGGTCGGCTTTCAGTATGCGTGTAACAATATCCTGTTTATGCTCGGCGGCAAGGCGCGACCGACTGATGAGGTATTCCCGCTTGTCGTAGAAACGAGAAACCGACGTCGGGGTAAGGCCAATGCTCTGAACAAACAGGTCAAACGGAGAAACGTCATCCGCTGGAACGAGTACGTCACCCCGAGTAGACGTGATGCCTTCGGTAGCAAAACGGCCAGCGCGCAGGAAATCGCGGACAATCTTTGGTACGACAAACTCCAAACCACGGAAGAACCCGCGCACGTCACCGTTGGCAGACGCTTCCATGACTTGCTGGAAGCCACGCCCCCACTGCACGCCGATACCGATCCACGGTCCGCCGAAAGACGTAACCGCACTACCAAGGAACGAGTCGGCGTTCTCCGGCCGTAGGTCGGCCATGAAAATGGACCCCATCGAAAGCCGCTTCGACATGTCGACGCCCAGGGCTGCCGGTATACCCTTGGCAGCAGCTTCAGCCAACGCCGGCGAGCCAGTGATCGCTGCAAGGTTTTTCTGGAACCACCAGTCGAACGCCTGCCCGCTGACCGCCGACGCCGCATCGTACGGCTCGTCATCGTCGCCAAACAACGCAAGCACCAGACCGGCAGCCCACTTGATTGGCTGGAACATGGTGCCCGTTACGCCGGCAGCGAGGGTGTGGGTGGCAAGCATGTTTAGGAAGACGCGCTTGGCTTCCTTGTCACCTTTCGTCCACTTGTACAGGTTCATGCCCATCATGGCATACATGTGCTGAGGCCACTGCATGAACTGTGTCACAAGAGGAGCACCGGCACCGAGAGGCCCGTTCGTCTGGAACCACCGCGGCTTGTTGGCGCCACCGTAGTTGAACTGCGTCGTAGAGACAGCGGTCTTGGCGTACATCGTGGCCTGTCGGTCAGCTTCAACCTCACCGACAGCCTCTACCACCTCGTTGTACTTGAGATCGTAGGCAGCGATGGCCACCAGCACGCGGTTGTTCACCTCGGTCAAGTGGGCCATGATGCGAGAGGCGTCGAGGATACGCTGGGTGGGAGAGAGGTCCTGCCCCTCAGCAATGTCGCGCAGCTCTGCGATCCACGACAGGTCGATGACGTTGTTCCGCCGCAGCTCAGTCAGCATGGCGATGTACTTCTCCCCCCTGCCGTCCGGCAGGCTGGAGTCATTCCGGATCTGGTCGATGATCTGGTCGATGACCGAGAACGCCTGCTCAGCCGCCACCTTGCCTGTCAACTTGCGTGCAGCTGCGATACCGCCCTTTGAGTCAACTACTGCCTTGAGCAGCGGCGACTTGATGAGATTCTGTGCCATACCCAAGGCAGCGCTAGCGGACCGCCAGCCGTACCGGGCGGCCAACCACGGCAGCGTGATCAGCCATGGCTGGGTGGCGTTGGTCATCCAGTACGCAGGTGTGGTGAGAGAAATGAACTGCGCGAACTCCGTCCCACGCTTCACGATGTTCACAATGTCTGGCAGCTCGGCCATCTGCTCGTCGCGCTGCCTCAGCTCGTTCACCACATCACCCCGTCGCACCGCCGAAATCTCGTCGGTACCACGGGTCCGCTTGGCGAACTCGTCCATGTCTCGCAGGTGCCGACCAAGCTGCCAGCCGTACTGCAGCTGTGAGGTGTAGTACGCAGATTGCTTAGCGTAGTTGGCGAAGTTCCGATGCTGGATGTCGTAGTCCACGCCCAGCCGGTTCTTGCGACGGATCTCATGCTTGCGGAAGCTGGAGTCCGCCAGCGACCGTAGGTAGAAGTTCTTGATTGCCGCCTGCGCCGCCTTGTTACCTTCCAGATTACCGAGAATGGAGGCAAGAGCCGAGTTCGACTGAATCGCCGCGTCCTGCGTGAACTGTGACCGGCGTTGCACGTCGGACACAGCGTCGGCGCCGTAAGTTTCAACCATCCGCTGGCGAATCTCCTCCGCCTCCGTCCGCGACTCAGCTGTACTGAATTCTTTCTCAGTGACCCGCACTTCGAATTTGTTGTCGACCTTGAACACACCGACATCCAGCGTTGGGTCATCGCCACGCTTTGTCGCGGCATACGCGAATGCCTCCTTGCTGTCGGTGAACGTCTTGCGCTCTACCTCGCGCGACGCATACACGACAAAGTCACCGTAGCGCATTAGGGGGAAGTAATCACCCTGCCGCATTTCCGGCAAGCGGGCAAGCTGGGCTATCGTCGCCTTCATATCAGGCGTAGCGATGTCACCGATCATCTCATTCAGCTTCTCCGGGGTAATCCCAGAGAGCTTCTTGAGCGTGAACGTATCTTCGAACGTCTCTAAGTCGAGCGGAGCGCCGGCGCCAGTGGCCAACACCGCTCGCAGAGCGTTCTGCAGAATCAGAGTAGATTCCTCGGCAAGCGCGTTGCGGTAGTACGCCTGCAGGTCATCGTACATCTGTCGATACTCTGACGGCATGGCGAGATACCGAGCGTTCAGCTCTGACCAGCGCTGCTTCGCCGTCGGTGTAGTCAGATGGCTGTTTCGAGGGCTAGTTACCGCCTCGCCGGGCGACACGCGGTACAGGCTAGCCTCAGTTGCTACACGTGACAGCTCGATAGCCGCTGCAGGGTCCTTCTGTTGCAGCGTAGTCCACCGCTGCATGATTTTCTCGGCACGCTCCATCAAGCGAGAGTTCTCAGCAGCCCGCTTGAAGTACGCATCCATGTAGGCAGTCAGCGGGTTACCCTGCGGACCTTGGAACCCGTCGGCGTACAGGTCCCGAATTTGCTCCATGGTCATTGCACCAAGAGGTGGCACGGCCATGTCACGGATGCGCTTGGTCCACTTGCTTATGCTGGTGTGCTTCTCAAGAATGGCAGCTGCTGGGGCACGAAGTACCGCGTCTGGCAGACGTACTTCAAGCGCGTCAGTCATGTCTACTTTCTCGCCGGTGAACAGCTCATCGGTCATCGAGAAGATCACGTCGAGCACGCTGGTTTGTATCGGCTTGACAGGTTCGGGCAGACCAAGAACTCGCCGCACCAAAGCCTTGAACGCATCCCACGCCGACTGTATTCGTGACCCAAGAGTTGGAGGTGTGACGGGCGGAGGAGCTGGCACACGCTTCAGAACCGCGCGCAGTTCCAGATTTGTCCATGCCTCAGCCAAAAACTCGTCAATGGGGTTTGGCCGCCCATCAATCTTGGTCCTTTCAAGGCCGTAGCGCACGTACTCAGTCGGTGGCAAACCGCCCATTTTATTTTCAAGATACTGCCGGACGTGCTCACGCAAAGCCGTCAGCTCAAGAGCAAACCAAGGCTTATTGCGCAGGGCGCCATGAGTTGCTGCATGCGTCAATTCATGCAGTATCGTGTACGATTTTAATGCATCACCACGTGCACTAAGTCCGGTGTCACCGTAGAACCTTAGCAGGACCGTCGGGCGCCCGTTCAAGTTGCGGACGAACGCAGCGGCGGCACCCTTCTTAAGACGGCGCCCGAAGTCGTAGCGAATCACCACATCGTCGAGGTTCGACATCAGCAGGCGCTGAGCGATGGCGTGGAACGGGTGCCCCTTCGGTATCTTCCGCATGAACACGTCAAGCGCATCATTGGCCGCCATGCCGGAACCAAGCTGGTTGATCGCCGCATCAATCTCGTCAACAACCGCCGCGAACTCCTCACTGTAGAGGTCCGGGTCAATCGCCCGCATGAACAGGTCAGTTTCCTCGTCCACCGGAGTAGACCGAGCCTTGGACTCGACAGCGGCAAGCTGCTCACGGGCTTCCGGGCTGGCAGTCCGCCGGGCCGCGACCACAATGCTTGGCTCTGCCGGCGGCTTGAGGCTCAGCATGATCTCCTTGGCCTGCTGCTTGAGGAGCTTCTTCGACTGCAAGGCATCCGCAACTAGGCGCACCGAACGAGACTTGTCGCCAATCTTGATGGTACCGATAGCAGGCGTATTACCTTGATGCCACACGCCAAGTGCCTGCAAAGCACGCACCAGTCGCTGTTCAGCCCTCACCATGCCATTGATCGTCGTCTTGGTGTTGCTGACACGCTTGAGGAAGCGGTCGATCACTCCAGCAACACGGGAATACAGCTCAGCCTGCTGCTGAACGTTTGCAGGGATGGCCTGCTCTGCTGCAACAGGTGTCCGCATGAACGTCGTAGCAATATCCGGACGCGCCCATTGCGGCAGGGGAGTGGTGATTTCTGGGATCTCCATCTCGCGTCCGAGACGACGAATATCCTCCAAAGCCGTGGAAGTGTCACCGGTGAGCCTAGGCTCCACAAGCGGCACCTTCACGTCGTACCCGAACGCGCGCACGAGTACAGTAGTATCTTTCTCCTTGCCTACCCCAGGCCGCGCCTCGACTCCAAGCTCTTCAAGGGCTGCAAACAGCTTCTGCCCGGCAAGTCGGGCTGCTCCAGTAGTACGAGCAGCAGCGAGGTTGTTGGAATATCGAGTGAGTACTCCGAGCACACGACTGTTGAGGACCCTGTCGCGGGCGATTTCGGACTGTTCCTTCCTCTCAGCAGACCTAGCGGCGATCTCCCGTGTCTCCTGAATCCGCTTGAAGATGCTTGCAGAAGTGCCTTCACGGATGAGTGGAGAAGCGGAGACTTCCGGCGTGTACTCCTCGCCAGTAACTCGGTCGACTACACCGAGCAGCGTCTCGTACTTTAGTCGAGCTTGCTTGTCGAGATTCTCGTCGGTGATCTTGGTGTACCGCTCAAACCGCCGGCGTGGCTTCTGCCCTTCTGGCGGCGGCTCTGAAGACTCTTCGTACTGCAGCACCCCATTCTCGTCGAACGTGTAACCAAGCTGCAGAAAGTACTTCGCAGTACGCTGCGTCAGCTCAGGAGGAGTGCGTTTGTCGCGCAGCATCCTCTGCAGGGCGTACTGGACGGAATCCATCTCAGCAACGGTGGGCTGGTACGAAAACCAGCCATCAACCATGAACGAGTCCGCGAACTTTTGCATGACCGGCATGATCATGTCACGGAAGTACATGGATTTTTTCATCCCGACGTCCGTGAGTTCCCTGCCGAGCCGAACAGCAGCGACGTGCTTGGCGTGCAGAGCTGCGTCGCGATTAGCTCTGCTACGGTCGAGCACGAATTTGCGGAATGCCTGATCGCCGGTGATCAAACGGAGGCTGCCACGTAATGAAGATTTCATAACCTTCGCGTAATCAGCGGCGAAGGCCTCATCAGACATACCGTTGACCTCGTTGAGGAACTCAATCAAGTCCTCAATCTGGTTTAAGGCAGGTGTAGACGGGTTGTTAGCGTTGTAGGCGAACTGCGCGTAGTCGCGCAGAGAACGCAGATATGCCAAGGCGTACACCAGTTGGGTACGCTTGGCCTGGTCAGTTTCAGCTGGCAGCACTTCGTTGCGGTACCGCGTCAGCATTTCATCAGTCTTGGCGATAGCAGTAGCCAGCTTGGGACGCAGGCGGTCGGCCCGTGCGACCCGCTTCTTGCGCTCCTCCGGTGTCTCGTCCTGCACCCGCCAAAAGTTGAGAAGCACGTCAGCAGAGTAGGCAGATGTGACTTCGTAGATGTCAGCGGCTTTCGGCGTGGGCTGTGCTTTCTCCACCGCCTTGTCCATCTCCGCTATGGCAGCTTCCAAGGACACCCTTTGCAAAGGCGTGACCTCGTTGCCGGCCAGTCGAACGTTTTCAGCTGCATCACTCAGTTTCTTGAACGCCTCAACGTACAGTCTACGGTTGCGCGGTGCACCAAACTCGACATCCTCGGGAGCGTAGTACCCCTCGACCATCCGCTGCTTCGCCGCCTTACGTTCGACGGTCTTCGCACCGGTAGGCATCTGCCCAGAAAACCCGTAACGGTTAGTTCCGCCAGTCTGTTCATCCCGCCGGAACCTCGCCTGCCGGGCTCGACCGACGTTCTGATTGGTCTGATACATGACCTGAGCACGTTGAATAATCTTGCGTTTCAGACCCGGCGTAGTGGCGCGGTCATACAGCTGTTTGACCACATCCTTGTCACCAGTGATGATCTGGCTGACGGAGACGTCAAATTGAATACCCTCATCAGCAAGAGCGCTAGTCAGCTCATGGCTGAGCAGCATTTCACCGGCCGCAGTGGCGCCCTCCTCGATCTCCTGCTCGGTCAGCTTGTTGGCCCGTTTGACCTCATCCAGAGACTCCAGCCGCATTACGCCAAGCTCATTAAGCCGCTCGATAGGCTCATCTTGAGTCTCTTCGACAGCAGCTACTGCTTTGAGATAGTCCTTGACGAGCTTCTGCTGAGTATTCCTGAGCGACTCGAGCTGGGCCTCTAGCTCAGCCGCCTCATTGGACTTCTTTTTCCTACCTTTGAAGGCGGCCAGCTTCTTCTTGACTTCTTCGATCTTGTCGTTGTTCCTGAGAACCTTGTTGCCGGCGTTGGCTACCCGTGCAGCGGCGTCCTCTGGGGCACGAGCTCGGCGCGGTAGACCGGCGATGTAGTTGACCGCCTGGGCAAACAGTTCGTCTAAACGGAAGATAGCCTCGTCCTGCGCCAGCTCCTTCTCCGACGGAAGGGCATTACGCATAACCACACCCGGACGAGTGGCCAACGTCACAAGCCGAACAAGCTCGTCTTCCGGTACGAGGTCGACAGTGTCGAACACGCTACGGCTAATATCCTCGCCGACAGGTATATCCAGCTGCCGCGTTTTTGCTTCAGCAGCCGCCTCCGGCGACAGTTTGGACGCTACCTCAATCGGCCGTGAATCCACTTTCTGCGAGGCACCACCGAGCTTGCGGGTCTTACTAAGTGTGTCCAGAACATCGTCAAGACGCTCAAGCTCGATGGCATAACGGATGCGGTCGCCGACAGTAGCGAACTCCTCAATGTCATCGAACTCATAGATGTTCAGCAAACGGGGCTTGGCGCCCTTGCGTGGTGTCACAGTCGAAGCGAAATTGACAAACCCACGAAGCTCCTCGAACGCCTTGGCGTACAGGTCGGCATACCGGGCATCACGGAAGGTAAGATCCTCCGGCGCGAAAAAGCCGCCAATACGACGACTGGCTGCGGCACGCTGAGCCTTGGCGCTGCGAGAAAGTAAGCGGGAGGCAGCGCGGCCGGGAGTCTTGGACTTGAGGACCTCCTGCTCCTCCTCCGGCGTGATCACCCCCTCCTCAACGAGTTTGTCAGTCTGCTCAAGGAACTCATCACGGGCCTTAGTCTCGGCACGCTTCTTGGCGCGCTGCTTGCGCTCCTGCTCGATCAGTCGGGCACGACGGCGGAGAGCCTGCTGAGCGGAGATGATGACTGCTCGCTCACCGATTTGTTCAGCGAGAGCATCGGCCTCTGCGTACGTACCAACAAGCGTTTCACGGACGACAGCCCCGGTCGGTGTGCGCTCCTGCACGACATACCTGCCAGCAAGAGGCTTCCCTGCTCCAGCACGTGTGAGAAGACCAAGGATCTCCTGCATGTCCTGACCCTGAGCCTTCAGTTCGAGGGCCATGTCAGCAGTGGGGCGGTCGCGTACAATTAGCAGACCGCCCTTATCGTCGAAGTTACCAAGCTGCACGCCGCGACCACGAATGACTTCGGAAACACGGTCGCGGTTGAGTCGGGCAATGTTGTCCCTGGACAGGTACACCCCGAGACGGTCGCTGGTTTCATCCTCCATGTCATCGAGCTGGGCCTCAATGTCAAGGAGCGGCTCGGCCGTAGGTTCGTCAGGCTGCTTCACCTCCGGAACCGGCTCAGCCTGCTTGCGTAGTTCTGCAGTCGGCACGATGGAGAACTCCACCGTGTTGAACTCGGAGTCCATGATGTACCGGGCAAGCGCGGCCTGCGCCGAGTCGGAGTCCGGGTGCGGCTCATTCACCACCACGTTGCCGTCCTCGTCGCGCCCGATAAGCCGGTAGACGTCGGCGGTAGACCGCTGACGCCGCTGGACCATTACAGTATTTCCAGTTTTCTCGGCTCGACGCCGAAGAGGCTCTGCAGCCGCTTCTGCTTCGGCAAGCGTCGGGAAAGTCTTTCGTGACTTGACCTGCCGATCACGGTCGACAACGGAGACTTCATACTCGACCGGTGCCTGAGCGGTTTCATCGGGCTGAGTTACCTCTTCAACAGACTGGACAACCGGCGCCGGCTCAGGGCGCGGAAACGGAGCCTGATCAAAAATTTCGATCTGCCGCTCATCGGGCAGGACGCCGGGCGGCTGTGACAGGTCACGCTCCGGGGGCGGCTGCGGCAGCTGGCCGCGGGCGGGCGGCAGCAAACTCATGGTACCGCCGGGGATAGGCTGGGTCAGCTCGCGCTGCTCGGTAATCGGCCTTGGCGGCGGTGGCGGTAAGTCAAGCTGGTACTGCCGGAGTCCCATCTGGCCCGGGTCAAGCCCGCCATCCTGAATGGACCGCTCGATGCCCTCCGACCCGGGGATTGGGACGTACTCGAACATGTCCACCTGCGCCTCGTTCGGCGTGGCGGGCGGACGGATCTGCGGTACCTGCTCCAGTAGCTGCTGGGTGCGGGCCTCCACGGCCTGCTGCCAGCGAGCCTGCGCGGCGGCGGCACGAGCCTTGGCGTCTTTCGGGGCCTTGGGGGAGATAGGCTTCGGCTTGCTCTTGGCCAGCTCGGCCTCAGCCTGCGCCCTAGCGGTCGCCCGCATGGCCGCCTGCTCACGCTCAGCCTGCAGCTCACCAGAGTCCTGCAACACCACCGGTCGACCGGTGGGCTTACCCGACCGGTCGTACGGTTGTGCAACACGTGTAGTGAACTGCTCACGGGCGCGCAGGGCAGCGGCAACGGCGGGGTCAACCGCGTCCGCGGCGGACTGCCCGGGGGTAAACAGGTCGCCTTGCGTCTGGTTTTGCCCAATGCGGACGCCGCTCGGGGTAGGACCAAACACGGACTCGAACGACTCGCCGGGAGTACCGCGGTTGACTGCGGCCTGGTCCTCAGTGGAAGCCCCCGACGGCGGAGCCTCGGACGGCACTTTCGGGCGCTGCCGGCGACCAAGCGCCACTGAGAAGCCACCACCGATAAGGCCGCCCAGCACGCCGCCCTCAACAGTGGCCTCAAGAACACCCTCGCTCGCTCCGCGGGTCTTGTCATACGTCTGAGCAGCGATGTTCTGAACGTATTGCTCAACGGCCGACTGCGAAACTTCCTGCGGCGCCTCTGCAATGGCGCCCCGGCCTAGCCGCTGAAGTACAGTACCAGTCGCACCTTCTCCCACGATAGGTGTCCAGAGACGCCCAGCTGCGGAGGAGATAGCTCCTACAATCAGGCCGGCAAGCAGCGGGCGAACACCCTGAGCCTCGGCCGCAAGAGCCTCACGCGCCTCAGACTCAGTCATTGTCTTGCGCAACTCGGCGTAGCGAGGAGACTGCATGAGCTCCTCTTCGCGGGCAGACGCTACCTCCTCATTAATCTGATTGGCGAGGGCGCCCATCGAAATGGTCGCTTCGGACGCTCCAAGGTAGCTAATAGCCGCGGGCGAGGCACCCAAACGGAACATGATGATGGACGGCAGCAGAGTGGCTAGCGACGATGGGACGGCTTGCACCAACTTCGTACCAACAGAAGCAGCTGTCTCCAACGGATCGTCGAACTGGAAAATCGACTTGGTCGGATCAAGCGTAGTCCACTCACGTGAAACGCGTTCGACAACCTCCGGGCGGAGAGTCTTGTACATCTCCTCACGGATGTTACCGAGGTACTGACGGACAGCACGAAACGGGGTGTCGAGGCCCATCTCCGGAACAATGCCCGGTAAAGCCTCACGAGCTTTGCGCTCCCCCTGTCCTACCAGATACTCGCCAGCACCGGCCAACGCCTCGCCGACACCAACAAGTTCTGCCCCGAACAGAGTGGAAAGGCCACTCTCGCCCTTGGGCGGGCGCGGCTTGATGCCGCCACCAAGCTCCCAGAGAGGCGGCAGGGCACGGTCGACCGGAGAAGCGCCGGCACTGTACTGCTCGACAAGGGCATCCGCCTCACCTTGAATGTCGGGCAGAGGCGGGAGGTCGAGCGGGTCAAGAGCTCGAAGTGGACCGAAATTCTTCTCGTACTGCCGGCGAATGCTTGACATGGTCACTGCGTTGGCATAGCGGTACGGTTGGCGACAGAAGCACGGAGACGCTGCACGTCTTCGGCAAGTTGATCAAGCGTACCATTCTCGTAGTGCTGCATTACCAACGCCGCAATCTCAGCCTCAGTGTACTGAGTCCTGTCAGGATACAGCGTCTTAATTTGACCCATCAAATTGCGCAGCTGACGTGCAACAGGAGCAGTAGCAGGGTCAAGCTCGAGTGCCTCGGTCTCGCTCCTGAAGTAGTCGAGACCTGCTTTGATGTCACTTTGACGGATACCGCCGCCGACACCGCCGCGACGGGCAACGAGAAGGCGAGCAGAGCCATCCATAAGATTCGCCTTCGCGTTGGCCAGAGAAGCAGCGGCCTGCGCAGCCTGCAGTCGCATAGTAGACTCTGCCATCGGCTTGTCGATTTCCTGCCGCTGCTCATCCTGCATGAGCTGTTCACGCCAATCCTTGGTCCACACGCGCCACGCTTTCGGATCGCTGAAGTTCTCGATCATGCTAGCGAGGTACTCGGGGGTGATTACCTGCGGATTGCCAACCGGTTTCCCGGTCTTCTCATCAAAACCCATACCGATCAGCTGCCCTTTGTAGACGCCAAAGCGCACGTCAGAACCGTTAGGGAAGTACTGATACGCAACTGTGAGAGCACGAGTAGCGGCAGGGATATTTCCAGCAGCAAGGTACTGAAAAGCGGCGCGAGCATTCAAATCAAAGCCACGCATCTGCATGTTGACTACCGTTCTGTCAACTTCGTCGATGGCTTCGGCCTCTGACTTGCCCATCGCAACCGCGTCAGCAACCATCGCCTCACGCTCTTTCGCCCACTCCATGGTGGAGTAGCGAGGAATTTCGTCAGGAGAAACCTGAATCTGGTCGTAGGGTATCGGCTCAGCACTTTCACCCGGCATGCTGAGAGTGCGATTGCCGGCCTGCGGGTTGGGGGCAACCGACGGAACCGGAAGTGCAACGCTAGGGGTCACAGCGCCACCAGCAGTGGGTTGCGGCTTGGGTTGTGGTTCGGGCTGCAACTCAAGCTGTGGCTGCTCAACAGGCAAAGCGGACCTGAGCGGCTGACCAGCGTCAGGAGAAGGTCGAAAAACGCCAAGAGTCAGATCATCAGCAGCACCGAGAGCGCGTACACCAATATCCCCCAGAAGAGTAGGATCCTCATCAGGGCTAAGCTCCATACCGAATCGCTTGCGGTACTCCTCCGTGTCGGTGCCGGCGACCTTGACGCCAGTATTGGCCAGATGCGAAAGCGCTCCTAGCTGAAGAGCAGCGCCACCGACACCGCCGCGGGCAATTCGACTGCCTTCCGGTAGCTTGCCCTTCACTGTATCTTTGATCTTGGAGCCCATCGACTTCTTCGTCGTGGTGTCGTTGACGAAGTCGACCGGCCGCTTAGCTGGCCCGCGTTCCAACTGTTCCGCGATGCGATTCCTAGGCGGCGATTCACCACGAGCACGGCGAGCCTGACGAGCTTTCCAGTCTTCCAAACTCTCACTGGTTACACGCCCGCCCTCGGCGTACGGTAGAGCACGACGAAAGTCGAACGGCTGCGAAAGCACAGTGACGGCTTGCTCTGGCACAACGACACCAGCAGGAGTGATCGTCCCCGGAAGAGCAACGGTTTGCGAAGGAACAACGCCAGGAGCATTGGCACCGAGCTTGCTCTTCAACCACCCAAACAGACGCTCACCGTAGGTCGGCGGAAGCGACCCGCGACCGCCTTCGCGTAAAGGAAGTCCCGCCCGTTGCCGCGCCCGGTTGACCGCACTAAGCCGTCCCTCGTTCTTCAGCTCACGGTCCTGAATCTCAGTGGCGAGAAGCCGCTCTTCCTGACGGGCGCGACGAGCATCAGTAGCGGCCTGATAGCCGCTTTGAAGACCTTGTACGAATGCACCGAACGGGTTCTGAGGCATGTGTTACGACAGCGCGAGACGACGCTGCTCCTTAGCCGGGGTGTGATACTTAGCAACGAGACGATCGAAGAACTCCTGTCCCTTGATCCGCACAACATCTGCTGGGATGACGTACTCGCCGTCAGACGCCATGATCGGCACAGTGTCGTCGATGCCAGACCCATCACCCAGCCCAGTCGCGATCATACCGTCCGTACCGTCTGTCTGCACGGCACCGCCGTCGGCGAGACCAGCGGCAGCTCCAATGATAGTGCCAACACCGCCAAGCACACCTGCCTTCTGCCCGAGCCTTGCGTCCCAATGGGCCATTTGGTTTGCATATCCTTGATTGAGGATGTTGGCCTGCTGACCGTACCCTTGCAGCGCCCCACCGAAGTAAGTAGCCGCACCTTGCATAGCACCGGCAGACGTGCCGGTAGTCTGGTTGGCACCGCCAACAGCCGCCTGACCTGCACCGACAGCACCGCCGTAACTCTGAGCCACGTTAGACAGCGAGCCGCGGCCGAGATTGACGACGTCCGACCGAAGCGCCCGGCCTACATCCTCAACACGCCGGTTAGCAGAGGTGGCAGCGGCAGCTTGAGCGGCGGCTTGCTGCACGCGAACGCTGACGTCGAGAGCAGCGTTACGGGTCTGCGATGGGTCTACGCCGTACGACTCAATTCGAGATAGAGCGTTACGCCGCTGAGCGTCAAACTGCTGACTGACATCAGCAATCGCCGCGGCCCGCTCCTGCGCACGCCGAGCGGCGGTGTCGTACCCTTGAGCCTCGGCGATGAACTGGTCCTCGATAGGACGGAACACAGTCTCATATCGCTGCCGGTCTTCTCGAGCGATACGGGCTTGCTCTTCCATCGCTGGCAACTGGACGTCGAGCACCCGATTGAGAATCTCGCGGTTCATCGCGTCCTGCTCTTTGGCCCACGCAAGTTGATCGAGCGCCGTCTGACGCTGAATTTCGGCGACCTCTCTGCTGGCATTGGCGACGCCAGAAAGGTCAGGCGGAGGAGGCGGATCACTGCAGCACATCGTTCGAACCCTCTACCTTCTTCGAGTAGAACATCGCCACAGGGCGATATCCTCTGCTTTCCAAAAACGGCCCGATATCCGGACCACCGACAGGTCCTTTTGAGGACATGCCAATGTACTTGCAGCCGAGCTTCGCGAGGATGTCTTCGGCGTACTTCAGCAGTTTTGAGGCCAGCCCTTGCCCCCTGACCTCCGGACGCAAGAAAAATGCATCTTCGCGACCGATCAGGGAACCACGGGAGTGGGCATCCCTGTAAACGTAATACTGCAGGTATCCTACCAGCTTCTTGTCGACACGTACAGTGAACAGAACAAACTTGGCTTCACGTTCCAGCTGTGCCCACTGGGCATAGTCTGGATCAAGCGGGGAGTCAAGGTACAAGGTCTCAGTCTCTGCATAATGCAAAGCGTGAAGTTCCCGCAATTCGTCCACTACCTGGCTGATTTTCTCAATGCCAACCACGGTGCCGACAGCAACATCAAGCGGGGCAAAACCATAATACGTAACCTCAAGTCGGCCCATCTAAGACCTCCGCACACGTAGGCCGTCTGTAACTGTGCTTCGTGCGCTCCTCGTACTCCCGCTCTTTCTCACTTAGACGAGTCAGGAAGAACTGCTTGGAGGACGCAGAAGTCGACTGGCACAGGCGAATGCGCGCGTCTATGAGCTGCTCTTCAAGCAGCGACACGTAAATCGAATTGACCTGCTCTGCTCTGGCGAAGCCAGTACCAAATGCCGGAGTTACGAACCACCCTAGCGCCCAGAAGGCAAAGACCCAAGACGAGACCGCACTGATGAACAGCGCGCTGTGGTAGAACAGTCTAGCCTGCGGATCAGAATCCGCGGCAATGAGCATGTTATAGATCCACTTAATCATCTTGGCGACATCTGCAACAACCGACGCTGACAAGCGCGCAGGCGTTCGCTGACGAGCTTTGCCTGCCCAACGAGGTCGTCTAGTCCACTGAGATCGAGTTCAATGATTTCAGAGCGTCCTCCAGCATTGCGTCCCACTCCGCGTCCGAGGGGGGAGGCACCATCACCGAAGGCGGGGGTGGAACCAGAATCTCCGTCGCGACCGGTGTACATGGCTTTGTCGTCGCACACCCTGACACGAATGATGCGAGGAGGAGCGGTGTCAATCCTATTCTGCAGTTCACGGATCCTCTCCTGAAGTTCAGATTCAACCTGCATGCTCTGGAAGACCTGAGCAGCCCGGAGTCGCTCACCCGCTGCCACCAGCTCTGACTGGTACGCTTCGTGTTCCTTGATAAGCGCCGCCACTGCAAGCTGCTCGTGTTTCTTGACATCGTCAATGCGGCCGCTCTGGAGCTTCCACGCTGCACCAAAGCCAGCCAAGAACGACACGACAGCAAGGGCAGCGTACGGCCCCCAGTTCAACGCCGGTAACGTGAATTTGAACGGTCCCATTCGTCCAAGTCCGAGCTGTAGTCACGGTCTCGCCAGTAATCGTCCCGCTCGTCCCAATGATCGTCCCGATCCGAACGGCGGTTGCGACCCCATTCTACCCTCTTTTGAAACGTCCGGTTAGTCGTGTAGACCCCCAAAATGGCAGCGGAGGTCCACCCCCAGACATCGGGCGGAATATGTTCAGTGAACAGAGCAATTGCGGCAGTAATCTGGATGCCTAGCGACTGCCAGAATTCCGTAGAATTCCACGAGCGGGGCGGGTTTACCGGCGGCTCGCGCATCGCTCGGCCAGCAATTCAAGGAAGTGGACACCGCGCCGCTGCCAGCCAGCAATGAACGCCGCCTGCGACCGGTCACGCCGAACGAGGTCAGCCCACAGGACAAACCTGTAGCCTAGGACCCGCAGGAAAATCGCTGTGGGGTCCTGCTCGTTGACCGCAGCAAGGGTCTTGGGGCCGACAACCCCATCCTCGACCGCACCTGCCGCACGTTGGAGCCATTTGGCAGCAAGCCGGACACCATGGTTAACTCCAGCGTCGACGACTAAGTACCGGAGCAGGTCATCCTCGATCCGATCGAATTTAGGCCGCAGGATGTACTCACGCTCGTAGAACTCCCGGGCTTGAGCTTCGGTGATGTTGCGGACGTCACCGCCGTAGGCCCGCTCAGTGATGCCCCACTTGGTACGCCCACCCCGATCGCTGGGGTGATCGGTGAACTTGTCACCGCCCTCGTGCTTCAGGATGTAGGTGATGATCTTCTGATTGTTCATACGGCCGCCAGCCCCTTCGGGGTCTCAGCAATCTGCACGCTGTACACAGTCGTGTTGCCAGTCAGTTCCACTTGCCACCGGTCGGACTTAAAGCCGGTCGACGGACGAAGAATTCGCTCGGTACTGATGACTCGGTCGAAGGCTACGAACCGGTTACCGTTCTTGTCCCATGCATATAGGGTACACCGCACAGCTGGGGTTTGCACGGACTGAAAGCCGATGTCATACAACAGTCCGCCACACAGCGGCTGCTTAATCTCTGGCTCTGTCCAATCAAGGACCTCGCCAGCAGCTTGCGCCGGGAACCCGCACAGTACGTGCCCACCGAGCGTGTCAATCGGCACGTTGGCAGCGATGAGGGCAGCGTTGTACGTACCGTAGTACTCCTCGGCATCGTCAGACACGTCGTTGTCAGACGCATCAAACTGAATGCGGATGGCCCCGAAATTGACAGGCTTCGGGGTCTGGTAAACCTTCGACTGCCACCGCCAGTAAAGCCTCTCTACTTGCTCCGGGTCCCACTCCCACAAACGGTCCTGATAAATCAGATTCACGTTACCGGTGTACCGGTCGGTCTCAATACCAACCACACCAGAAAACCCAGAAAGAGTCACCAGCTTGACGGTTGGTTCAGTAGGGGTGAACACCAAACCGTTGGAGCTGTCGGAAAACGCGATGTACTGCAACCCTAGCTGCGCAGCAAACATGTTGGACGGGTTGTAGGCCGCCCACTCTTCCTTCGTCAGAATGTCCTGCGTAATGACTTGTGCACCACCAGAATTGGCCATCACCAGACCATTGATCGAGGCGTAATAGACGCCCGCAGTTGTGGCGACCATGCTGCGCTTCGACAGGCAAGGTTCAACAGCGTCCATCTTCTCAAGCGTGAACCCGGCGGGTGTCGTACCCTGCCCGAAGTACGGCTTCGACTCGGTGCCAATGACGACAGTAGAACCCCACACGGCCGCACCGACGATCGGGAACTCGGTGGACAGCTCGTACTCGGCAGGCCATGCGTGCGGACGGTACGGCTCAGAGAACAGCAGTCGCCGGCCCTTCCACCCAATCAAGTAGCCATTTGGCATAGCGACAATGCCGTCAAGGTCGGAAGGTGGCTCAGCCCACGTCGTGGACTCAAGCAGCTCATTGGCCGCAACGGTAGCGTCCGACTGGTTGTCGTTGTACGTGGCCACATTCAACGGGATCTCGGCTACAAAAAAGAACGCCGTCGACACTTCACCAGCCACAGTGCGATAGATGCGCTTCTTGACGATGTTACGGTCTGCAGCGTTTGGTACGGTAGTGTCCATCCCACTGATGGTCCACGTAGAGGTACCGTCACCGTCCACCAGTGTCGGATCCGACGGCTGCCCCTCCTCACCGTAAGCAGACACGAACGTGTAGACGTAGGACCTAGTATCGTTACCGATCGACCCAGGCACTACGATCGGAGCGTTGACCGGGCGAGGTACACCAAGGATGAGCGGCGGAAGGCCGTTATGGATGCGGCTGTACGTGGTCATAGAAGTGCGCTCGCCGCCACCAGCGATGTAGTATCGGTCGAACGCGTCGTTGACCAGCGGAGAGCGAACTACGTCAACGTTGCGGTCACCAAACACCAACCACTTGTCGTCGTAGTAGTCGCCCTCATCTGGAACGACAAACGCACGGCGGACGGTGAAATACTCATCGAACCGAGTAATTTCACGCGGCGCGCGGAACCCGCGAATCTCACCGTTCAGCAGCTTCGTGTTCTGGGCAACCGTGGCTGCCATGGGGGCCAGCAGGCGCTCGGATACCCGAGGCGCCAGCCCCTGAAACATCTCCAGCTTGATGCCGATACCAGCCATTAGGTCACCTCATTCTCCCAATCGTAGGCTGAGTAGCCGACGGGCTGGTCTATGAACGGTCCAGTGAAGTTAACCGTGACCTTGCGCTCAATAGAGTTAAGGTTTGAGGCCATAATCAGCGGACGCAGAGGAACGTTCTGATACAAGGCACCGATCGGTACGGTTTCTACCAGCACGCGCGAGCCAGAAACAATCTTCCAGAACTTGATCTCGTTGGCTGCAAAGTCGATACCAACACCAACCGTATCACCGGCGGTGAACGTAATTGTAGAGTTGGAGTACACAGAACCGTCTGCGTACACCGTGCCCTTGTCACCGTACGTGTAGGTCCCAACCCTGTTCTCCATAAAGGAGCCAAACAGCACGGCGGTACCAACCAACGTGTGACCCTGATGGGCTGTGCAGACGCCAACAAACGTGCGACTGCTCGAAGAGGTCTCGAACGGCGACGTCGCAACAGTAACCTCAAAGTAGTATTTGTCTGGCCCGTACGCAGGATGAACAACATGCAACGGAAACCCAGTAACGCGCGGCACGTTGAACACCGAAGGTCCGACAGTGAGCCCGTCTCCCGTCTCGCTAAACCCAAGATAGTCACCACCAGATACTCGGGCTGGCTCAGCAATCTGCCCGACTGGAATTAGCTCGAATGCACAACCAAGCACATATTCACTATTAGAAACAACCCCGTTTATGCGCCTGCGCCCAACGCCCGCTGCGGACGTGATCGCCGAACCGCTGGTACGAATCTGCCCCTTGGACAGCGACGGCAAGAACTCACCTTCATACAGGCCAAGCCAGCCACCCTGCGTATTGGCATGCGTGGGAGTAGCAGCCGGACTAATGTCGGATGTCTCGCTATTGGTGGACCCGAACGCAACACGGTAAGTACCGGTCGAAGGCGGAGTGAAGGTACCAGACACAGTATGCCCCGGTGCAACTGCCCCGGGATTCGATCCAGCGGAAAACGAGGCATTGCTCAGCCCGCTACCAATATCAGCGGTCTTAGTACGGCCAGTCGATCCAGAATTGAAAATCATGCCCGCGGTGAAAGAGCCACCACTAGGCACGTTGGTAACTCGCATGTAGTTGTACGTCGAAGCCCCAGACTCGCACATGGCGGCCGCCAACGTGTAGACCTGCCCACCCGTCAAAGTGACATCAAAATACACCTCATGCCGTGAGTTAGCAGTCTCGGTGGGGTTCAACGACGACGGGGTATTACTGGTAGCATTGTCTGTCACAACCATCGCTGTATTGGACAGCGACGCAAGGTTTCGATGGTTGTAGGGTACAAGGTTCTGCAGCTCGTCTTGATCCGGAGTAACGACAGCAGTCACAAGCCCGTACCGCGCGTTACCGGAAGGTGGGACACGGTTATGCCCCTCAAGAAAGTCTGGCGTATCACCAACCATCTGAAGAGTACCGATCGGGTTGATACTATCAGTTCGCATTACCGACGTAACAAACACAAACTTACCACCGGGGGCAAGGTTGTCCATGTACGGCGTAGTGACGAACGATCCAGAATCCAAATTGGCGGCAGCAGTTATAGGTGGACTGAGCGTCGGAGCTATCTGCCCAATAGGACGAGACACTCTAACCCCACGAAACGCATGAATGCAGGAAATGAGATACGAAGTGGCGTCAGTGATCGTGAGCGTCCAAGTCGTATCACCAGCGGCCAAAAACCGGTAGGCATAAAGCAACTCAAAATTGCCATTCTGAGACGAAGAGCGATCACCGTGCGTAGAGTCGTTATTCCCATTCCGCTGATTTAGAAGAGTCCACCCAGCCGGCAAGGTAGTGGCATTACTCTTCTTGACCAACATGCACCACAACAGGAAATCGCCTTCCTCAGCATCGTCAGGCGGACTGATGGTGACGTTGGACGTCGGGTTAGTATTGATGCACACGGAGTCAACGTAGATCAGGTCGCCCCAGCCCACGATGTTGGAGTTAGGCCCTTCGCCGGCGAAAGTACCGACCGCCCTGACATACCAGTCGTAGCGGTTCTCACCGAGGTCAGCGATGGTGTCGGTGTATGTCGTAGTGGGTGCAGCCACCGTTGCCAGCAATGTATACGGCCCACCATTTACTCGCCGGTAAACCTTGTACGAAGCCAGTGTGTCACCGGGACCGGGCGTGGCGGCAGTCCACGTCAGATCGTAGTCATCACCATCTCGTGTGCCGGTCAACACCGGCGCAGAAGGCGGCAGGTAGCTGATTTGCGGCTGGTTCACGACGTTGGAAGCCGTACCATCACCACCAAACAGACCGACCGGTACAACATACCAATCGTAGCTGTTGCTCAAAGCGTTGATAGGAGTGTCGGTGTACGCCGTCACATCACCATCGACCTCAGCAAGCAAGCTGTAGGCACCAGCATTCACCCGCCGGTATATCTCATACCGAAGGATGATGTCGTCCGTGTCCGGAGTAGCTGCGGTCCAGCTAAGCTGAAAAGACGTACCAACAAGAGAGCCAGACAGTACAACGGTCGACGGAGCGGTCGCAACAACTGACAGTTGATCCAAGAAACCTTTCGTTACCGTGTGCACAACATCGGCGCCGGCCGGAAAAGCACGCGCGACGGTGCCTTCCTTCCCGCGCTCTACGGTCAGGCTGTCACCAGACCGTCCGGTGCAGTAGCAAACCTCAAAGTTGCCGGCGTCATCAAAAATGACCAGACTGAAAATGGTGTCTGGATACGAAGCTGTAGACGGCGACGGAAATAGTGCACCGCTACCAGTCAAAAGCGAAATGGTCGAATCGCTTGCTAAAACAGATGTCGCAAGTGTAGACCGAGCAAAGTTCTTGAACAGGAACTTGCGGAACTCCAACATCAGAGGTCCCTCAAGTACTCAAGAATCCCCGCAGTAATCGGCATTGTGACTTGAGCGCCAACAGGAAACGACTGCGCAGTAGTGCCTTCCCGCGCCCGCAAAACAGACAGCACGTTGTACTCGCGCTGGTCGCAGTACATGATCTCGCGGACACCGGTGGCGGGGTCGCGGACCACGATCACAAACTCGTCGTAGTACGGGTCAGGGTCAGGGAAAAGATCCCCGTTAGAGACCGTAATCGTGGTATCGCCGGCAGCGATCGCCACAGTCGTAACATCCGACACGTTGTTAGCAAAGATGAAGGCCATCAGCTTGCCACCTTCATGATGTAGTAGATGCCGGTGTACGGCGGCACGATGGTGCTTGTAGGAACGGAGTGCTGGTGCGCGCTCGCCGCCGTCATAGTGGAAGAGTGCGTGTGCGCCTCACCACCACCAGTTTGCTCAATGATCCTGTTGTTGTCGCCGGTGAACGTGATGTAGCTAGAGAACTGAGCGTTGTTCCCGTCACCAGTAGCACCCACGGTTGTCAAAGTAAGTGAGCGCGGTGCAGTACCAGAACCGGGAGTAGCCCAGATTCTGTGACCGTGGGCGGGCATTTGATCAACCGTCAGAGCGGTGGAACCAATGGTCAGTGAGTGGGTATGACCACCACCAGGATCGACGTTGACCGACGAACCAGTCCACCCGCCCGTCTCGTTGAGTGCAGTAGGGCCGCCAGCACCGCGAACAAAACGACCGCGCAGGTCTGGAGTACCGTTCGTACCGTCACAAAGCGCCCACCCAGCCGGGATAGACAACAACGAACCGAACCACATGATGATGGCGCCGGTCGGAAACCGGGACATCACTGGGTCGGTCTCAACCACTATCTTCTGCCCACCAGCAGTAGCGCGAGTACCATCACCAGGCACGACAATTTGATTGGACGAATCGTTCTCCGCCCCGCGCATCGCAGTGCCAACAAGAACGCCACCCTCAACAACAGTAGTTCCGGTAAGACGAGCGTTCTTAAGTTTGTTACCGGCGAGATCAATGTCACCGGTAACGGTGTCACCACCTTTCTGCACAAAATTGTTCATGGTGCCGGAGGTAAGTCTCAGCTCCACACGCGTCGTGTTCAGAGTCCACGACTGAGCTGTAGTGCCCTCCTGCCCACGCACCACCGTCAGCAGGTTACCGGTTCTACTGGTGCACTTCACAATTTCAAGATCGCCATCAGCATTCACAAGGGCGACCATGAAGTAATCGCCACCAGCCGGACTGGGAAACGCCGCCCCAGACGCGACCTGAATCGTCGTAGTGGTCGGAGTAATGCTGGCAGCAAGAAGACTGCTCGCATTGTTCGAGAAGAGCTGCTTAGCCACGCTGAATCTCCCTCACGTCGAATAGGATCTCGTCCTCTCGAGTCTGACCGGCGCTAGTGGTCACCGTGAACGTAACGGTGTACTCTTCACCACTAACCCCGCCCTCAGCGTAATACGCAAAGCGGTCCGAATCTGGACCGATCACGATGTCAGTGATTTCAAACGGCGGAGTAGTCGCATTGTCGACCGTCGCAGTTACCGTAGTGATGCGCTCACCTTCCTCCAGCCAACGAGAATAGTTCACCAGCCGGCGACGAACTTCGTTCGGCTGCTGAACATAACGCCCAAGGATGCTGTAGGCCCCTATGCGCATGACGACCTCGAGATCACCGGCTGGCAACAAGATTCTACCCCAGATCGCGGTGCGCACGCACGATCACTGGCAAGCAGACGGCGGCCAAGATAAACATCAAAAGCCAGCAGGGCTGATTCACCAAGAGTCTCGCCAAGCGTCAAATTGTCGGCGAGCGGCGTGGTAGAAAGCTGGCCTACTGTCTCCCCAGGAACAATCCGAAAGTACCCACCATTCTCCGTAAACGCGTACAGAAAGTAGTCCTCTCCGTCCACTTCCAGTGGAGCGCCGAGAATACTGTCAGAATCCCAGTAAACCAGAAGGCGCGAAGTAGCGGCTGTACCAGTGTCCTCAAACAGGACTACGTGGTGAGCAGAACGGTCATCAAAAATCTGCGCCCACTTTATAGGTGACCGCGCAGAATAAACCCGAGCGTCTCCTTCGCCGATCACATCGGGTACATCGACAGCGCTGCTCGTATCAATCACAAACGTGTTACTTATATCGCTACGATACACATGGGATGCGCTGTACACAAAACCTTGTGCAAGGAGAAGCGCCTTGAAAGTACCACCTTCCCATTCAAGGGTCCCATCGACCAGAGCCTGAGCCGCAACAGGGTAAACACGTGCTGCCATCAATGTCTCGCCACGTTCCATCCACCGGGGAACACCCAGTTCTGAGTCCCGTTGAAACCAGTGTCAGCCTCAGAACGCCAGCGACCGATCTCTGACATGAACCGTCGACGGTGCTCACCGGCAAGAATGAGATTTGAGTACGGTTTATTGGGGTGCAAAAGGACCCTCGACAAGTACCCATTGAGGATCGCGTCGTAGAACTTGATCGCGGCAATACGAGGCAAATGCTCGACAGATTGCTTCGGAGTCAGAGCAACGTCCACAGCCAACGTACCAAGGCCGTTTGACTCAAGTTGCGGGTACAATTTGATTGCGTCAGGCGGGTGGCTGACGTAGTACACCACCGGACGGTTCGTAGTCGAGTCTGTCTCAAGTGGCGGGGAGGCAATCGGCGCTAGCTGACTGTAAGCATTCGTGTCAGTAGGCTTAAACATGACACGAAGGACAGCCACCACATTGGAGAACTCGTCGTACGGCGAGAGCCAGTACTCCTTGTCACCGGTCCGGGCAGCGATGTTGGACATGCGTACGCGCCATGCGTAGGACCGCTCGAAAAACTCGCGGGCAGCGAGGACAAGCTCGCGGGCAGCGACAGCGCGCACCAGCCCGGGCGTCAGCGGGAGCGCATCCTTGAGCCACGTATCTAGCGTGACGTCGCACTCGCACCCAGTACCTTCGAGGAAGACCGAGTCAGTCATGATCAGATCCCCAACAGCGTCGAGCGAAACTGCTGAAGCAACATCATCGCACGACCGTCCTCAGTAAACTCGTCGTTTGTAATCTCTGTGACTGCAACAACGTAGTTCACGAGTGCGGGGATGAACTGCTCCTCGATCTCAATCTCGGCGGACAAAGCAGTCTCACCGGTACCGGGAGTCCCGGCAGCAATGCGAGGTACGTTCAGGGAGTTTGCGTCGTACAGAGAGTAGAACGCATCAGGACGCAGGCGTGCAAGTTCCAGCAAGCCGCGGTTGAGTACGGCTACGAGGTCGGCGTCCGAAAACCGGTTATCTACCGTGTCCTGAAGCAGAACCCGGCTATCGTCTATGATCGTCTGATACGTAGCCATGGGCTCCTCCCGTTAAGAAACCCGGGGGGCCTGTTACAGCCCCCCGGGTCCGTCAGGGCTTAGCCCTTGGCGACAACACCGCGACCAATCGCGACGCCATTCACCACCTTGAAGCCGTAGACCTGTAGGCCACGGAGCAGGTTGGAGAAGGACCGCTCGGAGCGAATCGTCTCCATCTTGGTGAACTGCGCAGCAAAAGTCAGCGCCGCACTGGTACCAAACAGGATCGGATACTCGTCGTCGTAGTCATCCTGCGGGAGCAGCAGATTCGACAGGTACAGCGTGAACCGGTCAATCATGCCAATCCGCCCATTCCGCAGAATGCTCGTGCCATCACCAGACAGCGAAGCATCCTTCAGTTCGGACTTTTTGATCTTCGCAGCAATCCACGCAGGCACAACCATCCACCGACCAGTCTCGGGAATGTTTTGCTCATCAAGGACCTGACCACACTCAACGATGTAGTCAACAATGGCCTTGTCGTTGGAGCTGTTATTACCGGACCCCGTACCCTGCGAAGCAGAGTTGACGAAGACCGGCACGCCATACTCACCGAGGTTGATATCCCCCGACACCTTACCAGCAGCAAGTCCCCGATTGAGAGAGTTGATGTCAGTAGTGGTGGCGAGGTAGTTCAGCACGTCGGTGTCGACAGCGATCTTCATCTGCTCGGCAGCATCTTCAGCCCACACAGAGAGCAAATCAATGTCCGACTGGATCTCCATCACGTCATCAAGAGCAAGGTTGAAGTACTTACCCTTGTTGATCAACAGCTCGACGACATTGCTACCCGGCCGACGAACCGTAAGGTCCTGATTAGCAGAGTAGTTGTCAATCTGAATCGTCGGACGCGTGCGAATCTTGACGATATCGCCTTGGTTCCGAATCTCACCTTCGTAGTCCGTATTCGCGATGGCGCCAAGCACCGTCGCTGCATAGAACTTCTCGATGAGCTTGCCAGACCAAACCTCAGGGATGAACGTACCCGAGTAGGCCGGAGACGGGTTAAGTCCAGACCACGGGGTACCAACTACAGGATAAGCCATTGCAGTTACTCCTCAAACTAAAAACGGTCAACCAACAACCCGGCCTTCAGCGAGAGCTTTCGCGAGTTCCCGTTCCTCCTTCTGGAGATAGTCGGGGATTGGCTTCCCACGACGGGTATACTCGTTCCTCTTCGCATACAAAGCACGGAGTTCAGCGCGGGTCCACACCCGCTTACCGCCTTCATTGGGAGCGCCTGCTGGCCCGGTTTTTGGCGTTCCGGGAGCCGTGAACTCACTCAGGTCACGCTGTGATTCCTCGCCTTTAGGCTTCGGAGCAGCGCGGCCGTCACTAGATGCAGTCACAGCAGCGTTTTCCTGCAGAAAGCGCGTGAAGAAAGCGATCACCCTTTGGGCATCATTCTTTCCGTACGCATCTCTGAGCATCTGACCGCGGACCTGACCAGAGAAAGGATCCACCTGATCCAGCCACGCCAAGAACTTCGGATCGCTGTTCAGCTCGTTCCAGTTCGGAACTTCCTCAGTCAAAGCCGCAAACAAACGCTCACGAGCAGATTGTGCCACAGAAGTAGCGGCAGTGGAAGCGGTCTCCTCCACCTTCTGGATTTTTGACTTAAGTTCAGCGGTTTGGTCTTCAGCCTGCTTGGCCGCAATCTGCGCTGCAGTGCGCAGGATGAAATCGTAGAGGTCAGGACCAAACGCCTTGATTTCTTCCTCTGTGACAGGTGCCAGAGAGGTCTTGGTCGGCGTTTTGTTGGACGAAGCGGCAACCTTGATCTCGAGTTCCGCCAGCCGATTGCGCAGTTCCGCATTGACGGCCATCAAATCGTTCACCTGCGCCGTTAGACGTGGCACCTCCGCATTGTACTTGCCCTGAAGAACGTTGTACCGCTGCTTGTAATCGTCAGCAGAAGTACCTGCACTACCATCCGGCGCTTGTGCAGCAGGCTCACTCTTCTGGGGAGCAGTCGCCGGAGGAGATGTAGGATCACCTCCCTCCGCAGCCTTCGATTCCGGCTCAGGTTTCACCGGCTCATCGTCGGCAGGGGGCGAACCTGCTTGCGCTTTCTTGATCTCCTCTGCGATTTGGTTTGCTTTGGCGATCTGGTCTCGTACGGCACGTGGAAGGTTAGTAGCAGGCAGAGCACTCACGTGTATTCCCCCTGACGGTTACGTTACTCCCTAGAGCTGGCGGCGGTTCCCTTGAACCGCTCAACAGTCTCCGGGGCCTCGGTGTTGGCCTTGACGAACTCGCGCAAAGCACGGATAAACCCTTGCTCACGGTAGAAGGACGTAGGAATGTCCGTCGTAAGCAGGGCGTCCATGCTCTGCTTGTCGGCCGCCTGCAGCCAGTCAAGTACAGCCTCAAAATCCGGATTGCCCCGCAGGCGGGACAACGCCTCAGCAGCACGTTCAGTCAGTACAAGTCTCACAGCACAAACATCTTCTGATACCGAGCATCGCGCGCCTTGTCGTCATCGAAGACGCCACTACGGGCGGCGGCAACAGCTTTGCCGTTCTTCGAGAAATCGCGTTGCATACGCGCGTTCCACTCAGCAGGACCAAAGTTGATGTCGCGCGCGCCATCGAGATCACGAAGACGCGCGTCCTTGATGACCCTACTGTTCTTCATGGTAGGTCCTCACTTGCCGCCAGAACGATTCGGCGGCAAATCACGGTTACCCTTGGTGCCACCGGCGAACTTGCCGCCAAGACCAGCAGCACCCTTGTGTGACTCACCGGAACCGCCATGACCGCCTTTCGACAGGTTGTGATTCATGTCGCGATTGCCTTTGGTGTCACCGAGAAACTTGCCCTTCATGTTACAAACCCTCGCAGTTGAAAAGTGGAAGACAGAGAAACTATACCACAATTGTCAGGCACCAAGGTCTTCAAGTTGCTGCCGACGCCTGTTCTGAAGGATGTCCCGGGTACTGCCAGTAGGCGGAGACGCCTTGGGCGGTGCCTTGGGCGGCGGCCGGCGGGGGCCGCGGTTATTACTGTTGCGCACGACACCGCCATCGGCGTACATAACCTTGGACTTTTTCGTAGCGCACTTTTTGCCACGCATATCAACCTCCCATCCTCATACCGGGACGTCCGGTAGGTCCAACAAACTCACCCTCGACAGGGCGCCGTACCTCCTCGGCGGCAGCGCGGGCTTCCGCGGGGCTGGGCTGTTGCCCGGTGGGGATCATGCCCGGCGGGCCGGCGCCGGGGGAAGGCCCACCGGGAGGTACGGCATTCATCTGGGCTGCCAGCTCCTCATCAGACGGCACAGTGCGCTCGTGGTCCAGTCCAAGATTCTGGGCAACGCTACGCAGCACAGTAGCTCGCCCCTGCGGGCCGACAATCGCCATATCGATAGGGTTGGCAGTCAGCTGCAGGAACTCCAACTGCCGCATCCGATCCTGCTCACGCTTCACAGCATGGTTGACACCACGCACGTCAATGACCTCATCACCGCGGAGAACGCCGGGTTGCGTCAGCATCACCATGTCGTACAAATTCGTGATGAGTGGTTCAATGACGTCTCGGTCAATGGTGGCAGCAACATTCTGCAAAGTCTTGCTAGCGTTGCCCATAAGCATGGCCAGACCGGACGCCGTACGCCCTGCACCTCCAACCCGCTCATTACCGAGCATGTAACGCGGCAGGGAGCTGATCTCGTCGGCCATGATAGAAAACTTCTCGTAGACCATCAGCAAGTCCTGAGAGTTCGAATTGGGCTGGAAAAACTCGACCGGGCTGCGACCGGAAGACGCGACATTGGGATCGTAACTGACCTCCCACCGCTTCCACGGGTACAAAGACGTCTCAGCACCCGGAAGAAGGGCTTCACGGTTGATGACTACCTGCGGACCAGAGGATATGGACAGGTTGTTGACAAGTGAACGAACCGTGGCGTTACAGACGGTCTGAACATCCTCAAGAAGCTCTGGCAGGCCGGCACCGATCAAGCCACCTGGAATTTTCTCGAAGGACGAAATGTAGTAGGGGGCTCGCTGTGTCGTGTAGGGATTGATCTGAACCTTGATGATCCAGCGGTCAATAAGCCACGCCGTGACAAAATACTCCTCAACCTCGTCAGGCACTTTCTCCTCGGGCATCCCCCAGTCACGCAACAGGCGTCCAGAAACAAAACCGGTAAACTCGGCACAGTCAATCAGCGTCGATGACGTAGCCCGACCCCACCTCTCGCGTTCCTCAAGATCGCGTCGTTCAGCCTCCACGGAACTCCACCACTCAGAGAGCCCGCTGTTCCAAAACCGCTCCAATACCTGCGTGATGGCGTCGTCGTCATACCCAGGAACTCCTCTCAGCTGTGTCAAATCAGCCCTCGAAAGGCGTATGCGTTCGATGAAATTGGCGTGCTGAACGCGACTGGCACCGGGCGACCAGTACAAGTCAAATGGTGACACGCGCTCCCAGAACATCTTCGGAACACGCTGTTGGATGGGCGCGCCATTCTGCCACTTGGTCTGAACAACGTTCCTGACCACGGGACCCTTGATGACCGCGTACGGAAAGATTGGCAGGTCGATGAGAAACTCAGCTAGGGCCTCGTAATAACCGCCCTCTACCAATATGTCGTTAAGTAGGCTGGTTGCGGCCGCAGCTTCCTCGGTGGCTTTCTTCTTGCTTGCACGCTTGGCAGCCTTGCGCAACTGCGTCACACGGTCGTCGATCATCTGCTGGTCGACTGACTGACCGTTCTTCTGAAGGGTAGCAACCTCGGCGTTAACCAACTCGTCGATACTGCGGTTGATATCGTCCGGGATCACCGGTTCTGGGGTTGGGGTCAACGCCCAGTGCGGCTCAGGACCAAGGTAGACGTCACGCAGCAGGGCGGTGGCAGCCCGGCACTTGGTAGCAGTCAAACGGGCATAGACTTCACTACCTCCAAACTTCTTGATCTCGGTTAGGATGTGCGGTGGGTACTGACCGCGGTAGGTCCGAAGTGAGTCAATCAGGCGCTGGGCGATGCCCTCAGAATCGCGGAAATTCCGCATCTCTGCCAGCTGCCCACGAACAAACGACGCAAGCTGGGAAAGGCTGGCCTCTTCCTCCTGAGCAGCGGCGGCTGCAGCTTCAGCGCGGTCACGCTCAGCCAGCTGTTGAGGCGACACCACCCGCAACAGGGAACCGGTCTGAGTAGCAACGGGGATAGCCGGAGGGGTAGCCATTAGACCCATCCTGTGGTTAGAATCGTGTCCATGGAAACTGAACTCACCAAATCAGCCCTATCCCAAGAAGTGGCTCTGCCGCAAATCGAAGCATCCGTCGGTCTAGAGCACCTCTCGGCCACAATCTGCGCTGAACTGGCCGCCGGACTGTCAGAGCCGGCGGACATCCGGGCGAAGTATAACATCAGCAAGGAGCAATGGGACACCCTGCGCCACTCGCCAGTTTTCCGGGCTATGATACGGGAAGCGGTCGAGAAGTTCGCCGGAGACTCCAACGCCGGCCGCCGCATCACGATGAAAGCCGAAATCGCCCTAGAAGACTCAATCCCCACGATATACAGCATGGTACATAACCGGGAAGTGCCGGCCGCCTCACGGCTGGACGCTGCCAAAATTCTGGCAACCCTCGCCAACCGCACCGGCAAGATGGCGGAAAACAATAGCAGTGGCGTAGGGTTCTCCGTAAACATCCACATAAACACCGGTGAGAAGAAGGGCGTGGTCATCAACGGTGAATCAAGTCCACCCACGGACTGACGGCGGCTGCTGTGGAGGCACCGGGTTCAGCCTTGCCATAATCTTCCCCACACTATTCGAGCTAACGCTCAGCGCCATGTACTGAAGGCAGTCGGCCAAATCCGACCACGGATGGGTTTTCTCAGGCCTGTCCTCAAGCTCCCCGGTTTTCTTGCGCCGATACCGATACCCATGTTTCAGAGCGTGAACAAGCGTCGGGCACCCAGGTCCGGAAATCATCAACGCAGGACCGCCATCAATCTGCTGCAGGAACAGCTGCTCCACTGCCCTGATCCGCGGGTCGATGTCATTGGTCACAGCCGGAAACGCGTCAAAACCGAGGCGTTTAAGGGCCTTGATCGGGGATTCCTCGCCAATCGGTCCTTTGGCGTTGCCGGCCGGATCGCACACCACGAAGATGCGGCGCCCCATGTAGTGCTGATAGATTAATGGGCGCGTTTCCGTAATAGTGAACTGCTCCAGCCCTTTGTCAGTGCTGAACAGCTCCCGCATGATCACCAACCGCCCCCGATTCGTAACCTGACCAAACAAACAGGCGGGAGTGCGACCAAAGTCGTGCCCAATCATGATCGGAATATGGTCCTGCGGCTCTATGTACTCGTTGACCACGTGAAACTCAGGCTTGAAGCTGGCTCTCCACACAGCCTGCCCACTTAACGACTTGCCATATTTGGCATGAACGTGAACATCAACCCAGTCAGGACTGTTGTTCGCTACAAGTAGATCGTAGTACCCGTCTGGTAGGTTCTCGACATTCTCAGCGTTTGGTTCAGTACCGCCCGGCTGACGGAAGATCGTCCAATTAGGCGGCTTGTCCTTCTCCAGCTTGTGGTACCACTCACTATCCTCGTCCGGGGGGTTCGACTCAGCAACGATACCCTTCCACGAGCATGGGGCAATAGCTTTGGCAGGGAATCGCCCAAGACGACCAGAAAGGGCGTCAATGAGCGACGGGGAGACTTCACGAAACTCAGACACCCACGCTCCGGTCAGGTTCAGCGACAGCAACCGCTGCTGATCTTCCTTGGTATCTAACGGAATGAGCATCCAATCCGATACCACTTTGGTACCGTCAGGCAGTGGGGTACGAATCTGGATGGTGTTCTCGGCAACCTTGAAGGTCATGATCGGCCCAAGCCACAGCTGGATGTCCGCCAAACACGTCTGACGAAGTTGCGGGAGCGTGTTGCGAATGATCGCAAACCGGGTGAGCCGTCGCCCACGGGCATCCGGCGCCTGCATCTTGGCACGACGCAGAAGCTCCATGAAACAACCAGCCGACTTACCCGAGCCAACCGGACCGATGATGAGTCGAACGAACGACTCGTCAAGCATGAATCGCCCGATGGTTGGAGGGGTAACGTAGTTGAGAACCGACGGGTTAGGGTCGTTGGAACTCACCCGTAATCCTCGACAGCGTAGTAGCCGTTAAGAGCTGACACGACTGCAGTAGTGGTAGTCGTACCCGTATTAGCCCACACAACCGGACCAAGTCCAACATTTGCGGCCGGCAAGTCGGACGTTACGTTGGATAGAGTGTAGACCATCCCAGTCTCTAGGTTCACAAGCTCGAGATCGGCGCGACCGCCACCTGGCGGAACGTACACCCGTAGTTCCAGCAAGGCATCTGCAAAACTGGTTTTAGCCACGCCGATGCTGGTCTTGGTCACAGTACCAAAGCCGTCATTTCGCATCCACTGAAGGTTGGTGTCGCTTTGATCTGCACCGATGCCAAGGCAATTGAGAAAAGCTGACGGCTCACCGGCTGTATTCATGGCCGTATACATGCCCATAAATAGGCGCTGGTCCGAACGCACGCTAGGCCAACCGCCACGAATCATGGCAAAGAACCCGCCAGCGGCCGAGCTGCCGCTACAGCTAACGTAAACCACATTCTGCACGGCATAGCTATTCAAACCAACGGACCCGATGGCGTTCGCCGTCGCATCGGACGTACCAGTGCGACGCATAACCTGCCCAAGCAGTGTCGTGGCGGAAGGAGAGCGGTTGGAAGTCGCTTGCGTACCAGTACCGGAAATACCGCCGAGACCCTGCAGGTCCATCGTCGTACCGCTGTACACCCGAAGCCATCGCTCACGCTTGCCAAGCTGCCCGTTGAACATGGCAAACGGACGCCCATTGGCAGCCCGGAACGACGGCAATGACAAAGCCCCGTAATCGTGACCGTACGCACGAGCCGATCCAACGGCGGGGGCAGAAGGCATGGGGGTGGAATCAAAACGGGCATGAGCAGTAAAGCGTGGATTACCACCATCATTGACCAACCCGGACAGACCAGCAAAAGTCCCCGCATTGTTGTACTGGACTTGGGTATCCAGGCCACCAGGAAAACCATTGACCCCCGAAACAGAAAGGGTAGTACCGGACATGCTGAGACCGGAACCAAGGTTAATGGGCGAGACATTCCCAGTGGAACCGCGCCCAAGCAATTGGCTGGGTCCTATCGGTATGTCGTTGAGAGGTCCAGATGTAGCCGCCGCTCGACCGAGTACCGAGTTGGCTACTGCAGGGTAAAATCTGTCATACGCAAGAACGTTAGGCTTGACAATCCACACACCAAGCTCGATAGCAATGTGGCCCTTGTCCCCCTCAGTTATGAAGTCTGCAAACGTCGCATGTGCCCCATCAATAGAAAAGCCAGATACATCAGCATAACCGGCGTTACCAAACACCGGAGGCGAAGAAGGACCAGTCGAACGTAACACCTGCCCGACAGCACCAAGCGGCACTTCAACAATTTGCCCAGACCCGTTGCTGTAGAACACCTTCCAATTACCAGCAGTGTGGTCATTGGTAGAGGTAATAGCGTGCGAACGTTGGTGGAACCCGCTCGAAATCGATGAATCAATCGTCCAAACAGTCCCGCCGCCGCTGACCACTATGTCGCCGTAGTCACCATCTGGCACTCCACCAGTCACCGCCGCAAACGACGGTGCAGCGGACGGCCCGTTCGACTTCAAGACCGTGCCGGACGCACCGAGAGCAAGCTCAGTAACCTGCCCAGCCCCGTTGCTGTAGAACACCTTCCAATTACCAGCAGTGTGGTCATCAGTGCTGGTCATCGTGTGCTGGCGATCGTGAGAGTTAGCAGACTCCTGTACGATCAGCTCCATCTGGTCGCCGTTGATCTTGATGAGCCCAAGGTCTTCCAGCTCCTCAAGACGGACAAACGACGGGCGCGGGTCGCGGACGCGCCGCTCGTAAATGTTGAGCGACGAGATTATGAGCTGCAACGCAAGCGTATGCGACCGAATGGCGTCCGTAACAGTCGGCCGCGATGGGTATGCCCGGGAGGTTTTGATCTTTACCGCCATGCGCCAAGTCTATCAGAAGTAATGGTCCAACACCCACGGATGACTTTGGCGGACATCCTCATCCCACGGCTTGCGAAGCCCGTGGAACGAAACAAGCCGAGCACCCTTTGGGAGCCGACCAAGATTACGGAAAGTCCTGAACGCGTGCACCCCGTCCTTGTCGGTCCACGTCGCTTCGTTCGGACCGAGGATGTAGTTCAACCACGCTTGGTCAGACCCAGCAAAGCCGGCCTCTCTGGCAGCGAGGGGAGACTTCACGGGGTCGAACTCCGTCCACACCTGCGGTCGGGCATCATAATTCATCATCCACATCGTACCGTTGTAGACCGTGTTCTTGAACGGCCACGCCCAGATGATGAAATCTTCCTCCCGGTCGAAAAGCGGCGTCAGGTCACCAGTGATGACTACATCGAGGTCAATGCTCACGAACCTTTTTGCGATCGTCGCCGCGACCGCTGGATCAAAAATGCGTAAACGACGATAGCAGGAAGGCTGAAGAGGACCATTAAGAGACTTAAGGTCAGCATGGTCGCTCCAAATAGGCACAGTGCGAACGCCCGGAAGAAAACCCCCCTGGCGGTCCGTAATGCAGACAAAATCGAACGGCTTCGCATAGTGCCGAGCAACCATCCTAAACAGCGTGTTAACGTGTGTCTGGTCGAACTGCGAGCGATAGCGCGTCAGTGGCGTCCAGAGCCAGCATACTACGGTAATCACGCTGATCTCCTCAACACGTGCCGCACAATCTCAGCAACATCCTTGCGATCGTACTTCACAAGTACCTGCAACGCCCCGCGCAAGTATGACTTTGCCCGGGCGTCACCCATCGCAGCCGCCCGGCACTTGGCCTTAAGAACATCTCCGTCAGGAAGGCTGGCAAACGGGTCCTTCATATCCGCAATTTCCCGTCAAAGTACAGAACGTCGTAGTGCTTGCTGAGAAAATCACGCATCTCCTCCGCCGTGACGTCCTTCGGACGCCGCAGGACAACCCTAACCGCCGGACCATTGTCCATGGAAGCTAGCTTGAGCAGGAACCCGCCGGCAGAACCAAGATCAACAGCATGAACACCATCGGCCGCCAGACGCGCCGCTATGCACGTCGCAGCGGGACCACAGGACAACACGACGAGATTGGCACCCTGCACTTGCCTAACGAGCTTGTCAGCAACCTTGTAGGACTGATGCGACGGACAAACGACGTGGGTCACAGAAGCCGCAGTCATACTGATCACAGCGAGCAGGGAGTTGCCTTTTTCACACACGACGTGCACATCTTTACCATCCCACAGCTGCTGTACAAGGACCAAATACTCCTTGCACAAGATCCACGGCGAGCTGTCGGGCCGGCTCACGAATGCCGACCCATAAACCCGGCCCATGTCTACGTACTCCGCGAACGACGTCATGTGCCGCACCCACCCGTCCAGCTTTGGTCCGTCCTTGTGCATGGTCGGGATAGCTGGCAGAAGATTGGGCGGCGGGTGTTTCAGGATGTGCCGCAGCTCGGCTGCAAGCTCCTCGTTGGCCGGCTCACGCACCTGCGAGCTACCGCGCATGAGCTTGAGTTCACCATCGCCGTAGCGAGACAGCGACATACCACCCACCACCCTCTTCATGGTCTCGAACTCGTCGAGAACCTTTGGCCATGTCCTCACAGCGGCACCCTCTCCCACGTGAAATTCAACGGTATCGCCTTCGGCAGCTTTTCTCGGTTTTTCCGTCGCCGAATCTCACTGTACCGACTCGTGTCCCGACTGAGCACGGTCTCAGACGCGTCAGGCACGGAGTGAGTAGTATGCACATGCAACGGCATGGAGGCGGGCAGAAGCCGCGGCTCAACGATGGCCGTCAGGTCCCGAAGGAATGGCGTCCCGCCACCCAGCGACCCGGAGTAGTCCTCGTCGTAGCCACCAGCCCGCCAGTACAGCTCTCTGGTGATGAGGTATGAGTCCACGTGCGGGTGAATCTCCACGAACGTCGCAGCCGGGTCCGCAGCGTCCTTCTTGCGCGTGAAATCAGCCGCCCCAACCCGCCACCGGCAGAACCGGTACCACCGCTCCGAGTCAAGCTCAATGTTGATGGCAGCAGCCATGGTCTCGGGCGGCACCGTGTGGTCGACATCGACGTGCAAAAGCCACGGCGTCTTGGCTACGTAGGCCCCAAGGTTACGCGCCCCACCCCGGTTCCACGGAATGTCCTCCTTGATGCGGTACAGCTCCACCGGCAGGGCGCGGACCATGCACCGCAAGGCCTCCTCTGCCGTCATATCAGGGCTGCCGTCGTCAACCACGATGATGTGAAGCCGCTTGAGCACCGCCGGGTCGTACTGCTCCCACACGTCGACATGCTTCCTGAGCATCCAGAAGTTCCGGTAGTACGGGATGATGAGGGAGATGTCATTCACGCCAGTAGTCCTTGATCCATGGGTACCGTTTCTGTGCCTGCCGGCACCACGGCTTGAGTGCCCCCGGGGTACTAACCACAGTAGTCCCCGGCGCTGGACCGTCAGGCGACAACCACTTGAGGTACGCCAGCCCGTCGGCCGCAGTGAACCCCGCCGTGGGTGGATACAACCGGTAAGACAACCACCCTTGGTCCGACCCGAAGCACCGTGCCTTCCGCGCCTCTGCCGGCGACTTCTCCGGGTCGAACTCGTCCCAGATGTAAGTCATTGTACCCGGCTTGTGAAAGTACAGCCCACCAGCCACCTTCCGCCAGACGAACCGCCGGTCCACCCACCCGACGAAGTTCTCGGCACGGGTGAGCAGATGGTCAATGTTGCCAGTGATGATGACGTCGACGTCGATGGCAAGGATGCGCGGTCCGAGCACATTGGCAGCCTCGGCAGAGAAGTTCCACAACCGACGGTAGCAGGAGGGGAACAGCTCCCCGTGAGGGCTGCGGGCATGACTGACATTTGTCGGGTCCATGACCACGCGTATTTCGGGCCGCAGGCCCGTGGGGTCGTCGGTTACGCAGACCAGCTCCCACGGCAAAGTAATGTGCCGGGCCAGCATCGCATAGAGGATGTTGTAGTAGTCCGGCAGGAATGAGGTACCGCGCTCGTGTTTTGGATCGGTCCACTTCCAGACGACTATGCTGGTAATCTGCCCTGACTCGTGCACAGCTGGAGCCAGTGCAAGATCCTCTCCCGATGAGTCGCGCCAACCATCGCGGTACGACTTGTGAGCACGCGTGGGGGCGGGTACGGCGCCAACCGACGAAGAACCTCCTCCTGCCGATGTCGCAGCTCCCGAATCTTCCGCACGTCGAAGTCCACCATCACGTAGGTGACTTTTTCGAATTCGCCGCTGTCTAATAGGTCGTCGAGGATGTCGCATTCCGCACCTTCGCAGTTCAGTTTCAGGAACACGGTGGCAGGAGAGACGAGATTCTCACGAAACCAAGTTGAAGCCTTGACGAAATTGCACAACACTGGCTCGTAACCACGGTCAGTCCAATTGGTCTTTTTCCACAGGCTAGCACCCTTGCTACCTGCGTCAATAAGCTCTGCCTGCGTGTCCCGATCCCACAGCCCGAAACGGTGAACGACTGTCGTGCGGGTATCAGCAATCTCCTGCAAGTGTGCCCAACAGAACGGCGCCGGCTCGAAACAGTGAATCTCGTCAAACCCCCACTCTTGGGCAACGGCGAGTGACTGCCCGATGTTGGCACCGACATCAAGGAACACTTGCGGAAGGTGCAAGTATTCAGTATGCTCCGCTCCGTTGGTCATGTGCTTCCTCTTAGGCCCCCGAAAAGGGGGCCTTTTTTATTCCGGAGGGATGATCCGCGGGTGTGGCACGAGAGGCTCCGGCTCAGCCTCCAGAGGCTCAACCGTATCGACCGGACCCATGTCGACGAGCTTCAGTATTACAGGCGAGCAGCCGTAGACCGGCTTCTGCTCGGCCGCACGACTAAGCACAGCCCGCTGGGCATCGACACGCCGCCGGGCCGCTACCGCGATGACCACCGGTACGTGCACGACTGCGTGATAAATGTGCACGGGCGGGAGAGAGTGGGTAGGAGAAACGGCATCGTCGTCTGAATCGTCGTCAGTACTCACTGGTCACCCCCGGTGATGTTGACCTTCATAGGACGAGACTTGAGGAGCCGCTCGCGCAATTCGTTGAGGTCACCGTAGGTGTAGACCAGCAACAGCTTAAAGCCCATGAACGCGATGGTCAGATTGAAGTTGTTGAGGACGTGCTCATGCTCGATGGTGAGTTCGACGAAGGTGAAGTCGACCCAGTTGTAACGGGACGGGAAGAACAGCGCCATCCACTGAATCTCGAGCGATGCCATGAACCGTACTGGCATGTAGGCAACGTCTACCTCCGTAGGCTCAAGATCGGGATTTGGCACGGGCGGCTTCCTTCTTGGCAGCGGAAAGAACACGCTCGATGTACTGGCGCACGGCCGCGCGGACATGTTCGCTGACAGTCAGGCCAGTCTTGTCTGACAGCCGATGAAGCTCGGCAATGTCATCGTCGGGGACAATCACATGGATGCGGGTTCCGTTCAGGGACGGGCGTGGCATAGGTGTACCTCCTTGGTTGGCATAGTGTGGGCCTATTGGGGTGTGGTGTCAAGGGGTGAGTTTCGTGGGTCTGTTTGGATTTGGGGCTGACATATTTGCGAAGGCCATAAGCAGGATCCCCACCCCCCACCCCCCTTGGCCCGGTACCCCCTACCCCCGCCCACTGACGCCCGACAGCCCGAGGCGTTCCTAAGTCACGGTATATGAAGGGCGCGCATGGTGCATGCCCGCAATCGCTGCACACGCGCAGCGACTTACAAACCTTGTAACTGGAGTACTGACATGACTAAGCAGACCAACACGATCACGAATCCTGCCGAACTGTCGCGTATCGCGAAAACGTTCGCGCGAGCCTACACGCTCAACGTGTCGGCGGCCGACATCCTGACGGAGTCGGCAAGCATGTTCGCGGCGCGTCTGAAGCGCGAGGAACGTGCCAGCACGAAGGAAGAAATCAACTTCATGGTCGCCGAAATCGTCGCACTCTGCGGCTTGCAGAAGCTACCGTCGCGGGCGGTGCGCGAGTCGGAAATCCGCAGCGTGTTCCGGAACGCGGCGGCTTTCACGGCCGTGATGCAGAAGATCGGCAACACGCGCATCGGCTACGCGCCGGCGATCCAGCTGGCGCGGAAGTGCGATAGCCTGCCGGTCGCCGACGTCGTGGCATGGTACAAGTCCGGTAAGCCGATCGCAGGAACCGCGACGCCGAAGGCGAAGCGCGCACGCGCCGTGAAGACGTTGACGCACCTGTGCGACGAAAAGTCGTTGCCGCGCGACTTCCGCGACGCGCTGGCGCGGCTCATGGCGAAGTACTCGCTGGCCTGAGTTACAAGGCTTGTAACTCACGTCCCTTCACCCCCACGGCTTCACGGCCGTGGGGTTTTTCGCTTCATGCTCTGGGAAAATCACGATGACCCCGCACATTGACGGTCATGACTTGACGCCCACGGAACTGATGAACCTTGCGCTTTCATGGCTGGAAGTTTTCAACGAAACCTGCGACGAGCATGCGTGGCGCGTGGCCGCCAGCATCTACAACGATCTCGCCGAACGGCGACAGGAAGCCATTCGGCTGAACCTCGAAAGCTCCACCTACATCGGGATGGTAGCTGATGACTTGAGCCGCGAACTGATGTCGTGGACCTGAGCCTACCTGACACACGTTTACAAGCCTTGTAAACATGTGCCTGCAACCCCACGGCCTGACAGCCGTGGGGTTTTTTGTGTGCACATTTCGTAGGGACTCCGTTTATGCGCCCATTTTTCGCCGTATGCCGGGCTGGCGGGCTGGCGGGCCGGAGGGGGCGGAGGCAGTGAGGAGAGGCGCCGCCTCTGGCGGCGTTATCATCGGCGCAAATCATGAGCCGTGGGGCTGAAGTATTTGTAGTGGTTTGCAGTCAGAGGCAGCGAGGGCGGATCACTACAAACAAACCCAGGCGGAGAGCGGTCTATAAATATATATAGTTATTATAGTATTTATAGTGATGTCTCCGCCGAGAACCTACGTAAGGCTTTTCGGTTTCGTGGGTTTGAATTGATGGGGTGTGTGTAGAAGATTAGGGTCTTCTATTTCTAAAGCGCGCTATAAATACTATTATTCGTTTTTTCTTTAGAAACAATGACTTCTAACCCAGCTGCTGAACTGCGCTTCGAGGGTTTATAGCAGCGCGCTGCTTTTAACCCCCACAGCCCCACAAACTCTCCCTCTGCCACTTAACAACCCGATTATTTATAGTCATCGAAACAGCCCTACTATAATTACTATAAATACCCAGCCTTTCTCAACAGGTGATTTCAGCATCACTTGTTACAAAATTTGTAAATTTCCGAGTCTCTAAACAAGTCTCGGAAATCTTTTTCACAGTGCCTACTCCCTAAACAAACCATGAAGGAGAAATCATCATGAACCGTACCAACCTGATCGAAGTCATCGCTGGTGCCGCCGAAACGATTGCTGACACGGTGGGCCAGCACCTGTCCACCCTGCCACCCGACCACCTGTTCGCACTGGAGTCGGCGTACTACGACCTGACGGGAAACCCGCTCTTCAGTGAGGCGCAACGCCAGCAGCTGCTTGCCCGTGCCAACCGCCCCCCCGCCGCTGGCGTGGGTCGCTTCTGATCGTGGGGTATCAACATGTTCATCATCTATTTCCAGTTGGTCCCCCACCCCGCTGGTGAGCCGGGTGAAGTGCCGGAGCTGTTCACTGATCATCTGCTCTACCCGCTGGTCCGTCCGGTTGAGTTCGGCAAGGTCCGTGCCAACAGCCCCACAGCCCCCCGCCCGTGTCGTGCCAGTGAGCCGTCCTACTTGCAGAACGACGAGCTGAACCAGCTGAGGACAAAGATGATGGTTGACTACTCACTGCGGTCCGGGCGCTTCTACCCTAGCGACTTGACTGAACAGTACCCTGCCGGCGTGCGGGCGATACTGAGTACAGCGCCGTTCTATCTGCAGCACTCCGACATCTACGAGATCGGCCTGCTGCTTGGCTGGTTACGGCCCACCAGTCTTGGGTACTACTGGGGCATTGGTCTTGGTAGCACGCTGGTTGACGTGTTCAGTCGGACTGATCCGCACATCGAATTCCAGTTCGAAAACGAGGAAGACGTTCTGCGTTGTGCAGAGCTGTCAGTGAAAGGAGGTGAGCGCTACTACTTCGCCCTGCCTGAAAAACCGTCACATACCACGCTCCGTTACGTGGCACTGTTCACGTACTGAAACACACCTACACATGAGGAGACACAACCATGAAAATCAACGACGCAGCAATCGGCTCTCGCTCCAGCTTCAGTCTCGTCTACGAGGACTTCGTGAACTCTGTTCTGTTCATGATCATCATCGCCGCCTGCTTGATCGCTGGGGTAGTCAACACTGACGCCGGCTGGACGGTGGCAGGGCTGGCGCTCTGGGTTGTCAGGCTGGACGATCAGATCACCCGTGCCAGACGGCGGCTGCTGGTGTACGGCGAGACGGTGTTCCTGTCTGAAGCACTGATGTATGCGCTGAAGCTGGACCCCGACAATGGCAAGCAGTTCCTGCAGAAGCTGGTGGAGGAAGGGTACGTCCGTGAGGAGATACTGGCGGAGGTGCTTGAACGCACCGTCGAAGCCTTTGGCCTGAACAAGAAAAAGACCAACAACGAGGAGTAACAGCAATGAAAAGCTGCAACACCTGCCGACACTACTACCGTCCGCTGTTTGCCCGTCTACTGAACACTGGACGGGTGGAGTGTCACCATCCGAAAGTCAACGAGCTTGCCAGCAACCATCTGTTTGCCGTGCACGGGCAGTTCGGCATCGACTGCCTGGGAGCGCGGCGTCTTTATTGCCGTGACGGCAGCATGCATGAGGAGAAAAAACCATGAAAAGGAAGGACAAGTGGATGCGCAGACGGGAGCGCCGGCGTGCCGAGAAGTGGCTGCGCCTGCAGCGGCAGGCTGCTGAGCGGCAGCGGCTGAGGGAGCAGTCCGGGTTGATCGTTGCCGCTGAGGAGACGTCGCGATGAGCAGTAGCTATCAACCTCTATCCGGACTCGTGACGGAGCCGGACGGTACGCAGGCCATGTATTTGTTGGGCACTGCCGTCCTGACGGTGTATCCGTCCGGGACTGTCCGCATCGACACTGATGACTGGCGTGGGCATGTAGTTAGTACCCGCATCAACTACGCCGCTGCCAAATTACGGTTGAACCTGCGGATCTTCTTTTCCAAGAACGGTGATCTGCTGCTTGTCTACAAAAACAGAGAGATGAACCTCCGCAAGGCCAGCGTCGTGGTACTCCACGATGGTGCCGTGCTGGAGGTAGCGTGACGTGCCTACCTTACAAACCTTGTAACCAAACTAAGGAGACAGACATGAACATCAAGAATGCGAAAACCATGATTAAGGCCCTCTACAAACGTCAGGTGGAGACCGGTGTGCGGTACTCGGTGATGCTCCAGTCTGGCCCTGGGCTGGGCAAGTCGGAGGGTGTGGCGCAGGCGGTGGCAGAGCTGTCGCAGGAGATGAAACAGCCATTCGGGCTGAAGACCTTCCTGCTGTCCACGGTTGAGTCGCCGGACCTGCGTGGGTTCGGCATTCCGGCCAAAGACACCGACGGCACGCCCATAATGACGTATACCCGTGCGCCGTGGGGGCTGCGTGCTGGTGACCCGCAGCACGGGATACTGTTCCTCGACGAGTTCAGGCAGGCGAGCCACGACGTTCAGAAACCGGCTGCCGAGCTACTGCTCAACGGGCGTGTGGGCGAGACCGTGCTGCCCATCACCTACATGGTAGTCGCGGCGAGCAACCGGGACACCGACCGCTCAGGCGTGCAACGGGAGATGGCGTTCATTACCAATCGTCTGCTGACGGTTGACGTGCACGCTGACCTCGACGCGTGGGTGGAGTGGGCCGAGAAGTCGCGGGTGCACTGGATGGCAGTGGCGTTCGCCAAGGCCAACCCGAGCGACGTGTTTGCTGACCGGGTGCCCGACAAGCCGGGTCCGTTCTGCACGCCGCGCACGCTGGTCAAGGTGGCCAACCTGATCGACGCTGGGCTGCCTCAGAACATGTTCGGTGAGGTTGCTGCTGGTCTCATCGGTGAGGGCACGGCGACAAAACTGGTGGCGTTCATGCGGGTCATCGACGAGCTGCCCACGTTCGAGGAGATCGTCAAGGACCCAGAGAACTGCCGCCTGCCGCCAGTTTCTCGGCCCGACGCGCAGTACGCTGCCATGCAAATGGTGGCGCACCGGGTGACCCCGGCCACCTCTCGGGCAGTGTTCACCTACCTGCTCCGCCTGCCGCGTGAGTTCCAGTTGGCCGGCCTGCGGGCAGCCCTGCGTGTGGCACCACAGGTGTTGCACAACAAGGAGTTCGCCGACTGGATGCGGTCGAACAGCCAGCTGCTCGCTGCTGTCGCCGCTGCTTCGTAATCTACTAACATCTGTAAGGAGACATGACCATGGATATCAACGATCTGTTGTCCACCATTCTCGGTGAGAAGGTGGAGCTGGACCCCGCCGCCGTACTTGCGGAGGCCAAAGCGGTGTTGAGCAGTGAGCCTGAGCCTGAGCCTGAGCCTGAGCCTGAACGTGAGCTGGAGCCTGAGCCGGAGCCTGAGCCTGCGCCCGACGAGGGCGTTATCACAGCAGCCCCGCAGCCCGCCATCGAGGACGACGAGCTTGCCTCGCTGTTTGACGTCGTGAGGGGCGTTGAGCCGGTGCCTGTCACGCCACCACCTGCCGCCGACGAGGACGTCGAGACCCCCGAGATCCCCGACCCAGAGCCGGAGCCTGTCACGACACCTGTCACGACAGAAGTTACAAGCCTTGTAACCGATACGACAGATGTCGGGAAAAAGCTGGCCGCGGCTGCCACCCTGCCGTCTTTCGTCGATGACGAGCTGATGAGCGCGCTGGACATCCGGCAGTTCGGCACGCTGGTGACGCTGACGACCAACCGGTGGCACGCGAAGGTGAAGGACCGGTTCGCGGCCAAGGCGGCGAGTGCTGCCACGGGCGCCAACGACGAGGCGTTCGAGGCGCGCAAGCGGCTGCTGGTCGGTGCCGATGCTGAGCTTCGTCGCATCCACAAAGCGATCGACGACGCCCGGACCAAGCACTACGAGATGACGCTGCCGTGGTCCACGAATGGCGTGAACGACGTCGGTCGCCGGGCTGGTGCTCGGCTGTTGCCTAACACACGTTTCATGGAGTACGTGCAGGTGATGGCCAAGGCCAAGGCGGAGATGGAGGCTGCGCTCAACGTCTTCGTGCCGCTGTACCCGCAGCTGGTACAGCAGGCGGCACAGAACCTGAAGGGATCGTTCGACCCCAAGGAGTACCCGCCTGCCAGCACGATTGCCAAGCATTTCGCTCTTGAGTTCGAGTTCCACCCCGTTGCTGTTGGCAAAGACTTCGAGGGCATCCTCGGGGCACAGGCCGAGAAGCTGGCGTTGGCGCTCGAAATGCGCAACCGCACCATGCTCGAGAACGCGATGCAGGACATGTGGGTCAGGCTCACTGGCGTCATCGACCGTGCTGTTGATCGGTTCGGTACGCCGGACGCCATTTTCCAGCACTCGCTGATCGACAACCTGCGTGGTCTGGTCGAGGACCTCAAGCACCTCAACGTAACCAAGGACCCGCGCATCGAGAAGGTCCGGCAGGAGATCGACAAGCGGCTCACCAAGCACGAGGCGCCTGACATCCGTGAGGATGCTGGACTCCGCAAGTTGCTGGGCGAGGAGGCGCGGCGCATTCGGTCGATGCTTGACGCGATTGCTCGCGGGGGGAGCGTGTGATGACACGTGTAGACCTCACCAACGGTACCAATTACCTGACTATCGAAGTAACGAAGGAGTAGACATGAGTAGCCAGAGGTTTACAGAAATGAAGTCGGCCGTGCTGATGCACGTGCCGTTCTTCGCTGCGCTCTTGCTTGACCGGATGACGATGAAGGTTGGCAAGTTCCCCAACATCCCGACGGCCGGCACCGATGGCAAGACGGTCTGGTTCGACGAGGATTTTCTCAACAGCCTGACACTCAAGGAGGCGATGTTCGTGTGCTGCCATGAGGTAGCGCACGCCATGTGGATGCACATGGACCGGGCCAAGAAATACGAGAGGCTCGGCACTGTGAACGGCAGGCCTTTCAATGCCATGAAGTGGAACACTGCCGCTGACTACGTCATCAACTATCTGCTGGTGGAGGCTGGCATTGGCAAAATGCCTGCAGGCGGACTGTACGACGGCCGGTACACGTCGAGCATGTCGGTAGAGGAGGTGTACGCACAGCTGCCGGACCCGCCACCGTCTGGAGGTGGTGGCGGTAGTACTGGTGACGGCGGTGACAATGGCGACGGTGACGGCAGTGACGGCGGTGGCGGCCGTGACGCCATGCCGGGGTTCGACGTGCACGTACCTGCTCAGTCCGAGGTTTCCCAAGAAGAGTGGAAGCGCGCTGTCGCTAGCGCCGTGCAGGCTGCCAAGACCGCCGGCAAGCTGCCCGGCGCACTGGAGCGGTTCGCTGAGGCATTACTTAACCCGCAGGTCACGTGGCAGGAGGTGCTGCGCCGACGACTGACGGCGCTGGTGGGGCGCGACGCGCGCACGTGGGCAAAGCTGCATCGGCGCCGGCTGGTGGCACAGGGGGTAGTTATGCCAGGTTACGCCGGTCATAGGGCCGGCACGGTGGTGGTTGTTGTGGACACGTCCGGGTCTATCAGCAGTCAGGAGCTTACGGTGTTCCTGACAGAGGTACAGGCAATTCTCGACGACGTGCAGCCGCAGGAGACCGTCCTCGTTGCGTGCGACACCAAAGTGCAAGATGTGCACACGCTGTATCCAGGCGATAGCCTCACAGCCCTGCAGCTCAAGCTGGGTGGAGGCGGCGGCACGTCCTTCGTCCCGCCATTCGAGTGGGTGGCGGAGCAGAGTGTGTACCCCGACACGCTGGTGTACCTAACCGACATGCACGGTACGTTCCCTGCTGACCCGGGCTACCCGGTCATCTGGTGTGCGACGAGTGACCGGGAAGGACCGTTCGGCGAGACGATTCGTCTTGAGGTTGGAGGTGGGCTGCTGTGAGAAAGCGCACTAGGTCTAGCCCGTTCGAAGGCTATCAGGTGTGTTGGAACTGGATGCAGACCAGCCGCATGTCCGTACCGATACCACTTACAAACGCCCAAATTCAGAGCATGTTAGAACGACTGGCGGCAGTGTCTGTCTCCGGCACGTCAATAGAAGTGCACAACCGAAACATGGCTGTGCATTACTCGAACACGTCCGTGATCAAGCTGGAAGGTATGTCCACCACTGCCGCATTGCATGCCGGTGGATTGAAGATCCCGTCGCCACGCGAGTTCTTCATTGTGCCGAAGAGTGCGTCAGAGTATGCCGTCCTGCAGGACTGGGTAACCAAAGCGTGCGAGTATGAAGACAGACTTCAGCACAACCTTGCCATCTTGCACACACAGCTGTCGAGTGAAGAAGGTGTTCATCCAATGCTGGCTGATTTACTGGAACCGTTTTGGAAGCTGCGTGTAAACAAGCACGATTCGACGCCCGGCATCCACGATCTTCTAAAAATGCTGACAGACGGACTGGCGCTTCAGACTGTCATCGGTATGGACGTGGTTGTGAGACCTGTGACTCCGGTAGATGGTGGTTGGAGTGCAGGCGATTCAACGGTTGTTATTTCGTGGGTGGAGTAGAACAATGACCAGACTGTCAACAAAACCAATGGCCTATAAGGTCAATCATTGCCTGCGAAAAGAAGCTGAGCGCTACATAGTAGCTACACGCCCGCTCGTACCATTCCCGCTTGACCCGGTGAAGCACCTTCTGATCCCTGCAATCGGCAAAGAACGGCTGGCATTTTTACTTGATATGTGCACGTCGTATGAAGATCGCAAGAACAGAAAGCAGCCGTGGTTCGCCGTTAACGGTCACGGGTTTGCGGCATGCTATCCGGACATAACTATTACCTTCGACCGGGACTCTTTGCGGCATGTGGCTAGTACATACCCGCTACCGCTGGACCGCCAGTTCTTGAACGTCCGCTCAATGGTGCTGGACATGATTGACTCAGGCTGGAGTATTGCCATTGATGTCCGGCTACCAACCATGTTCGAAGGCCGTCTGTGTGATGTAGGTATCCACTCTTCCAACCTTCCACCTGAAATTGCAGAGGCGGTGGCGTTGTTTGTGGTGAGTCGGTCTATCGTCACGTGCAACATCTATACAGCTTTTCAGCTGGTAGAGATGATGTACTCCGATCGCAAGAACATACGTGTTCTGGCTAACATCTTTCCATCTTTGAGGAAGACGTTAAGCGAGTTGGTGGGATATGCTATCCCGGAGGAGAAAGTCAATTTGATGCGTTGTATTAAGAACAGTCGGCTGCGGAATTTAATTCCCGGTATCAACGCTGTTCTGGCCGTCAAACACCTGATCCCCAAAGTTGAAACAGACGACGCCACACAGATACCGTACCCAGACATCTACTACTCGATGTCGCCCAGTGCCAGATTACTTGATCTATGGCTGGCACGCCAGCCGGGTTAGCCAAACTTACAAGCCTTGTAACTTTCAGGCCCACGGTCCCCGCGGACCGTGGGCCTTTTTTGTGCCTTTTTCTTGCGCTTGACACGCCCCGTCGGCCCCGCTACATTAGCACCCACGTTACTTGCCGACGGTGGTCGCATGGATTTCCTCATCGCTTTGCTCGTCTGCTCGTGGCCGGTCTGGCTGCCCGTTATCATCAGCTGGTGGGAGGATTCGAGATGAGAATCTTCACCATCGACTTCGAGACGTACTACGACCAGGAGTACAGTCTCCGCAAGATGACTACCGAGGAGTACGTATGTGATCCACGTTTTGAGATCATTCTGGTCTCGGTGGCGGTGGATGACGACCCACCGCTGACTTTTTCTGCTGACACGCTTGAGGAGTACGCGAACTTCTTGCGTGGTCTCGGTATCGAGGACGGCGCGGTACTGGCTCACAACACGATGTTCGACGGACTGATCCTGACGGCCCGTCTTGACATCTACCCAAAGCTGTGGCTAGACACAAGGTCTATGGCGTCGGCTGTGGACAAGCCGGAGCACAGTTCGGTCTCGCTCGACAGTTGCCTGAAACGCCGGCCGCATCTGAACATACTCAAGGGCGACTACATTCACAACATGCTCGGTGTGCACCGTCGTGACATGAGTCCTGAGCAGTTCGACGCGTATGCCCGTTACTGCACAATCGATACTGTTGGCTGCCGGGCACTGTTCCGCGACCTGCTGCCCTCTATCCCGAAAGAAGAGCTGCGGGTCATCGACTTGACTCTGCGAATGTACCTTGAGCCGCAGCTGGAACTAGACGAAGACCTTCTGGCCCGGATTGTGGCGGACGAGGAAACAAAGAATGCTACGGCACTGGCGTCAATCGAGAAGATTCTCGGCCCCGAGGCCCAGAAGATCGTCCGATCCAATGACAAGTTCGCTGCCCTTTTGACACGCATGGGTGTAGAGGTCCCGATGAAGTACTCCGTCGCCAAGAAGACTATGGTCCCTGCGTTGGCCAAAACCGACGAAGGGTGGACTCAGCTGTGTGACATGTACGAGGATCATTCCACCATCGGTCCGCTGCTCAAAGTGCGCCTCAGACAGAAGTCCACTAACGTCTTGACACGTTCCAAGAGGCTGCTGGCGATTGCACAGCGGTTCAAACGCTTCCGCGTCCCGCTGGTCTACTATGCGGCCCATACTGGCCGATACGGCGGCACGGAGAAGATCAATCCCCAGAACCTGAAACGTGTTGACAAAAAAGCTGGCCCCCTCCAAATTCGGTACGCAATTACGCCGCCGGACGATCACCTCATTATCACGGCCGATCTGGCGCAAATCGAGGCGCGCATCAACGCCCATCTTTCCGGCGAGGATACGCTTGTGCACGCATTCGCTACTGGCGAGGACGTTTACAGCGCATTCGCTTCCAAACTGTTCGGCAGACCGATCACGAAAGCTGACCACAGCGAGAGGTTTATTGGAAAGTGCTGTATTCTTGGCCTTGGATACGGCATGGGGGGCGAGCGGCTTCGGTTGTTTCTGCTCCAGAGCGGTGTCCGTGTCGACTTGAGTACGGCCGAGCGATACGTCACTACGTATCGGAACACGTACCGAAACATTGTGAAGATGTGGACCATTGCTGAGCGAATGCTCGGCTCGATTCAGCGTGGTGATATGCTGAACTACAAGTACCTCAGCATCACGCCTCACGGCATTGGTCTGCCCAATGGCATGGTTGTGAAGTACCCCAACCTCACTTACGGCGACACCACGAATAGCTACGTGGCGATCTACGACGGGACTGTCCGGCACCTTTGGGGTGGCATGATCGTGGAGAACGTAGTGCAGGCACTGGCACGGACAATAATCATCCAGCATATGCTTGCCATCTACAAGGAACTCGGGCTGCGGCCAGCTCTGCAAGTGCACGACGAGCTTGTGTACGTGGTGCCTCACAAGAAGGCCCACATCCTAGCCGCCCGCATCAACACCATCATGTCCACGCCACCTGAGTGGGCACCCACCTTGCCTATCGCTGCCGAAGTAGGCATCGGGGCAAACTACGGAGACGCGAAGTGAAGAATCCCCCATGGAGCTACTCGGCTCTATCGACGTTCGAGCAGTGCCCCAAGAAGTACTACCATCTGCGCATTGCAAAGGACGTCAAGGATGAGGACAGCGAAGATGCAGCGGAAGGCAGGGCGGTCCACGAGGCGCTGTACGCGCGTGTTGTGAAAGGTACACCCCTCCCTCTGCCTATGCGGGTGTACGAGCGGATGGCTCTCAAGTTCATCTCTCTGCCCGGCACGAAGTCAGGCGAGCTTAAGCTGGCGCTCAACGAAAACCTTGAGCCAACCGGGTTTTTCGCCAAGGACGTCTGGGTGCGGGCAGTAGCGGACCTCGTGATCGACCATCCGAGTGGCTGCGTGATCGTTGACTGGAAGACCGGCAAGCAGAAGGACAGCTGGGACCAGCTGGTTTTGTCTGCCGCTGTGCTGGCACAGCACATGCCGGAGGCCGATAACTTCCGCTTGGTGTACGCGTGGCTTCGTGATGGTCAATGCACCGGCAGGCGGTTCACGCGTGCCGAGCTGCTTGGTACGTGGAGCGGTTACATCGAGCGGGTCAACAAGATGTACGCAGCCGGCAAGACGACAAATTTCCCCGCCCGCAGCAGTCGCCTCTGCGGCTGGTGCCCGGTGAAGCAGTGTCCGCATTGGTTTGATAGGAGTGAACGATGAATGCACCAAGTTCCGGACCGATCACGACGGCAGGCAAGGGCAATACGATTAGCCCCAGTTTTTTCACGGTGGAAGATATCGCCCGATGGCTTGAAACCCTTGCACGGTTCGAGGCGACCGATCCTGACCCTTCGCCTTACGCCATCGCAGCGGACACAATACGCCAGCTGCTGGACGTCATTGACTCACTGGAGCAACGACTGGAACACGCCGCCAAAGTCCACGCGCACCAGCGAGAGCGGGCGGCGATCGAAGAAGCGTACGGTTGGGCAAAGAAAAAATATCCCTTCGGCTTGGCTGGTGTACGAGCATTGCGCAGTCCCTCTCAGCTTGATCTTTTCAACGATCAAGTACGTACGGAAGTGCGACCCATCAGTGCTGTCCTCAATGACGGCCCGGCGGGCGTATTTCAGGACCGTATCAGTGCTGCGCAGCCCGCAGGTGTATCGCCTGCACATAACCAAGCACGGGTTACGTCTGCTGGTCCCACTACGGAGAAAACCCGATGAACTCGCGTGAGTTGATGGCACTATTCTTCACGTTCGCTGTTTGCTACGCTACGGTTTTAATCGTGTTCAGATTAGTGCAGGATGTGCTGAGCTGGTGGAAGAACTTCCATGCCAAGAAAACCCGTTCTTCGTGATGCGTGTGCCAAGGTCGGGCTGGCGACCAGTACGTACTGGAAGCGCCGGCGTTCAGGCATGTCTCACGAAGAAGCGCTCGCCATGCCGGTATTACCTAGCCGCGCCCGTGCCGCTTCTGCCCGTGCCGCCGTCGACAGACGCATGCAAGAAGAGGCCAAACATGAGGCCGACGTACGACTCATAAACCGAGTGCTGCGCAGTTGGAGGTTGATCCGTGACCCCTGAAGGCAAAGTCAAGAAGCAGGTGAAGGCTTTGCTATCCACGTACAAAGACCTGTACCAAGAATGGCCGGTGCCGGGCGGCTACGGCAAGTCGGGGCTTGATGCTCACTGCTGCTACCGCGGCCGGTACTTTGCGATCGAGACCAAAGCACCCGGCAAGAAGCTGACGCCGCGGCAGGAACTAGCGGCGGCCTACATCAATCAGGCCGGCGGAGCAGTGTTTGTAATAGACGGGTCCACCGAGAAGCTGGCTGAGCTGAAAGCATGGCTGGATGCTTGTGAACAACTCCCCGTCTAAGCTCAAGATCCACAACGGCAATATCGTCGCGCCAGATCACCCGACGCTGCGTTCATTGCGAATTGGCACCCCACAGCCCGACGGCACCGTACACGTGCCGCATGAGGAGGATGCGGTGCGCCTGCTCCGCAACTTAGGGTTCGTCGTACCGGCGCCGATCATGAGTAAGTACAAGTGGCCCGGCCCCAAGCCGTTCCGCGTGCAGCGAGTGACGGCCGCCGCTGCGACGATGAACAAGCGGCTCTACATCCTGTCAGAGATGGGCACCGGCAAGACGCGGGCTGCTCTGTACGCCGCTGACTACTTGCTACAGCAAGGTCTTGCCAGACGTGTGCTGGTAGCTGCCCCGCTGTCTACGCTGTCACAGGTGTGGGACCGGGAAGTGTTCGAGTTCTTCCCCCACCTAGAAGTTGCAGTGCTGCACGGGACGCGTGACAAGCGACTGCAGAAACTTGCCAGCGGTGCTTCCATCTGCGTGATCAACCACGACGGAGTGCAGACCATCCTGAAGGAACTGATCAACGCGAATTTCGACGTGATCGTTCTCGACGAAGCCTCAGTGTACCGGAACAAGCGCACCGAGCGCTGGAAAGCCATGAACGCCCTCGTGGTCAACGCACCCTACGTCTGGGCGCTTACCGGCAGCCCGGCACCCAACGCCGCCACCGATGCTTGGGGGTTGGCGCGCCTGGTAACGCCCGCCACCGTGCCGAAGCACTTCAACGCGTTTCGTGACCTGACCCAAATCAGAGTGTCTACTTTCCGCTGGGTCAACAAACCTGACGCGATCGAGAAGGTCTACGAGGCCCTACAGCCCGCCGTCCGGTTCAAGCGGGACGACTGCGTAGAACTGCCGCCGACTACCTACATCGACCACAAGATAGACCCGTCGCCCCGGGTGGCAGAGGTGTATCGGGAGCTGAGCACAGCACTACGCAAGGAGTTCGCTGAGGGCACCGTCACCGCTGCCAACGAGGGAGTGCTGATGTCGAAGTTGTTGCAGGTGTCGACCGGCTTTGTGTACACACGTGACAAGAAAACGGTGGCACTCGGCTGTCAGGATCGAATGGACGCACTGCAGACGTACTACTACTCCACCTCAAACAAGCTGTTGGTGTTCTGCGCATTCACGCACACGGCAGAGGCGGTGTACGAAGACATGCTCCGTCGGAAGCTGTCGGTGGCACTGGTGACGGGGTCGACGCCAAAAGCCAAGCGGGACGAAATCTTCGGGGCTTTCAACCGGGACTCGCAGCCCCGCATGATCGTGGCCCATCCGCAGTGCATGAGCCACGGTTTGACACTTGTCGCGGCCGATACCGTGGTGTGGTTTTCCCCGGTCCCATCACTTGAAACCTACGAGCAGGCATGTGCTAGAATTATCCGGCCGGGACAGAAGCACAAGCAGTACATTATTCACTTGCACTCTACCCCGATAGAGCGTAAGGTCTACGCTCGGCTGAAAAACAGAGCGTCGGTACAAGGCGCCTTGCTTGATTTATTCAACGACGAATGAGGCACACATGAACACACAGGAGAAAATCGAGGCCTACATCAGGCTTCGCGATTACAAGAAGCGAGCCAAGGAAGAATTCGAGAAGTCTCTCGAAAAGGTCAACGCAGCGATGGAGGTTCTCGAAAACCAGCTGCTTGCCGATCTGAACGAACTTGGCAGTGAGAGCGTACGTTCAAAGTCTGGCACCGTCTACAAGCGGGTCGAGACTTCGGTCAGCGTCGAAGACAAGGAAGCGTTCCGCGCTTTTGCCGAAGAGTACGGTCCGGAGATCATGGACATCCGTGCGAACAAAACGGTCGTCCGCGAATTGATGGAGTCCGGCGTCACTGTACCCGGTGTGAAAATTACCTCAACTACCCTTATTGGTGTTAGGAGCAAGTAAGTGAGCAAGACTGTAGCCCGCAAGAATCTGGTCCCTACGGCTGAAGTGCCGGCCTACCTGCGCAACGTGATTGCGCGGACCAAGACCGAAGACTTCTCGGAGTTCACCGACGGTGTGACGTCTGGCTTTGGGATCATCAGCTACCGTGGAAAGGTGTGGCGTGTCCGCAAGGGCGGCGAGGAGCAGCAGTACCTTGACGAGAACGGCGACGCGATGCCGTCGATTGAAGTTGTGTTCATCAAGGCTAACCGCCTGCCGTCTAAGCTGTACTACGGAGCGAAGTACGTCGAGGGCGACAACAGCCCGCCGAAGTGCTACTCCACCGACGGCGTGCGGCCAGACGTCGCTGTACTGGAACCGGTGTCCGAGTTGTGCGCCACCTGCCCGAACAACGTCTGGGGCAGCCGCATTACCGATGACGGCAAGAAGTCACGTGCTTGTCAGGACAGCCGTAGGACGGTTGTCGTCTTTTCTCACCATCTGGTTGACGCGACGCCCTACAGCCCGCCGGAAGTGTTCATGCTTCGGGTGCCGCCCGCGAGCTTGAACCCGTTGAAAGAGTTTGTCGAGAAAATTCTCAAGCCGAAAGGTATTCCTCTGTACTCGGTCGTGGTCCGTGTCGGGTTCGACAAAGACGCGTCCTTCCCGAAGTTTACCTTCCGGGTGGTGCGGTTTGTTACCGAGGAAGAGTACGAGATCATCGAGCAGCTGCGCGCTTCTGATGAAGTGGCGCGGATCCTCACGCAGGAGGGGGCTGCCGTCGAGCAGGGCGCGGGGGGAATTACTGCAGGCAGCGAGGTAGCGTCTGGTGCACCGGCCGGGCGCCGGGCTGAAGCGACCCCTGCAGCTCCCCCCGCCTCTTCCAAGAAAGCCAAGCTGGTTCCGGTCGAGGAGGAAGTCGAGGAGGATGTCGAGGAGGATGTCGAAGAAGAGGAAAACGAGGACGACGCTTTCCCTCCACCGCCGGTGCGCGCTGCCGCCCGTGAAGCGGACGTAGAGAACGACGAAGAGGAGGCTCCACCGCCTCCTCCCAAGAAGAGGGCCAAGCCGACTCCGCCACCGGTTGTCGAGGAAGACGAAGACGACGAGGAGGAGGCTCCACCGCCTCCTCCCAAGAAGAGGGCCAAGCCGACTCCGCCACCGGTTGTCGAGGAAGACGAAGACGACGAGGAGGAGGCTCCACCGCCTCCTCCCAAGAAGAGGGCCAAGCCGACTCCGCCACCGGTTGTCGAGGAAGACGA